CATTACCGTTTTTCTGTCCCTGAACTGTATCTAGTTCCCAATGGCCAATTTCGGACCGTTGGTCCGCAGTTTGAGGTCGTTGAGCAATATTAGGCCCTAAGCACCTTTTAGCTTGCGGATGAGTTCGATGATGCTTACGTTTAGGTTTTTCAAAGAGATCTAAATTGGACGTACGAAGCACACCCTCATTAATCCATTGATATAAAGTTACAACCGACTTTGGGATCAGGGTGCCATCATTCATTAAATCTCGAGCCTTATAAATAACCGCTTGTGGGGAGTAATGGTGGTCGTCAAACTCACCAAGCATTAGCTGATCAGCTAATCGTAAAAATTGCTTTGAAGAATAATATAAGCGACGACGACCAGAATGGCAGTGATGTTCAAGATATGTGGCCTGACCAGCTTCATAACTATAGATGTAGTAAGAATATTCGTAAATCTTACCATTAGATTTTTGACGACGAAGTTGGCGGACCGTACCACGGTTGAGCTCGTTATTAATTGTTTGATGATTAACTCCTAATTGGCGACCAATTGCGCGATTGGAAAGTCCTTGCGACTTTAAAGTCGCAATCATCACACGTTCTTCTTTAGTAAGATGAGCATTCTTTTTATGAGTAGTCAATAAACTAGTAGACATGGTATCATTTAAGTGCGTCATTTGACGGACATCCTTTCATATAGGTTTGGTTCACTTAATATGATACCTGATGTCACGCCGAATGGCGTTTTTTATTTACCACCAACTGGGTGGCTAACTTCATTCTATAATCCACCGTTGTAATTCGCTTAGAATAAACAAAAACATGTTTTAATTCTTTGCGAGAAAAAAGCTCTTTCTTACGTGCCTGTCCCTCCAAAAATTGAACTTTTAAGAACATGCAAACTTTATGTCCTTTCTTGATTGATTCAAGTCCTCTAATAATAAACTCCGAAGCATACTTAAACGGTGGATTAGTTACAATATCCCCCTTAAAAGTTTTTTGTTTACCATTCAAGAAGTCGTACTGCTCATTGAAATCTTCGTATCCTCTATCAATTAAATCGGAAGAATAGACAGTATATCCTCTTTCTTTCAGTCGAGATGAGAGGTGTCCTCCACCACATGCCGGTTCCCATATATTTTCATCAAGTTCTGTTTTGCTTAAGAGGTCATCAATTGCTCTAGGAGGTGTTGCATAATAATCATTCTTCTCTCTGTTGGAAGAATTACCTCCCACGATTAATGCGTAATTACTACTTGCTATAACTTTCACACTCCTAACTAAACTGTCGCCAAAGCACCACTTGGATTAGCGTCACTATCGTCATTATTCCGATCATCATATTCTTGCTCTTTAATAGCTCTCATAACAGCCATATCAAGTACATTTAGCTCCTTGGCACTTCTCCATACTGCATAAATTGGAGCTGCGTGATCCATATCTTTTGCAAATTCGTATGAATTACCTACTTGAACCACTGCTTCTGCAATTGTTTCGTAACCATAGTCATTTTTGTATTCAATAATCTTTTCAGACAATTCTCGGGTAACGTTTTTCTTAGCATTCCGTTTACCAAATGTCTTTTCCCAAATTGAAGCCAAATTGTTTCATCCTTTCCGTGAATTGTTGTTGAAAATAATTGATATTTCCAACATTATTCATGTCCACATCGTATGATTTTTGTAACTCTTTCATAAGTGGAATCTTTATAGCTTCCTGTGATATAAGTCCTTCGATAATAAGGTCATGATAATCACGCATAACGCCATTGCCCACCAAATCATCGAAGTAGTGATCTATCGCTGTTCTTTCCATGTCCTCTTCGGGATCTTTCCAAATGTTGTAAACCATAATTAACTCAATCCTTCAAATTCGAAAAAGCTTCCTTTACTAATTCAGATGTGTCATACGTCAAATCTTCTCTAATAAGTGGGTCAAATTTCTTCGTAGTCCCCATGATCTTCACTCGAAAGTCATGAACTCTTGGAACAATAACTTCAACAGGGACTTTGTATTTATCCGCAAATAATTTGAATCTTAATGCTGCCGCAGAATCAATGGCGAATTGAGTGAATCCTGATTTAATATCAATTACATGCTTCATTCCACCGTCTTTGTTGTAAAGAACAAAGTCTGGTGTATAAACACTAGACCTAAGTCTTAAATCACCATTTTGTAGTTCGATAATAGGATGCAACTTAAATCCTTTATGTACTTCGAACTTTAATCCAGATGGCTTAACAAAATTTTCGTAAAAGTTATATTCTTTTATTGAATCAAACTTGAATCCGTCCTTTTCAATTTTCTGACCAAACCATGTCCCTGCTTTATTTTTAGCTATTTCGAACACACCCTTTATATAATTTTATTTATTTTTATTCTTTATTTACTTGTGTTTAGCTAAAATAATAAGCATTAAGGACGTTAAATTCTTAATGCTCTATTATTTTAATCTATTCCCTTTCTGTTGTCACAAAATTTAGGAAATATCCCGTAATTTATTTAAATCTCGTAGGAAACATCAACTTGCTGTGTTTTGTCAGAACGTATACCTAATTCTTCAACATACGCTTACTTCTTCTGTATAGATAATAGTAGGGCTTATCCTCGTATCCGTTAATTCTTAAATCAGCTCGTACTGATTTTCTATTTACCGCGCTGACGTACGCAGTCGGCACTCCGGTTTCTTGACTGATTTTTTTAATTTCGATTCCTTTTATTAACAATTGTTTAATTCTCAATATAGTCTCATCGCTATATTTGCATGCGACATTATTTTTCCCTCTACGATTATGTTTCTTCCTCATATATGATATGCCATTACTTTTGTTTATAAGATCATAGGTTACTTCAATTAATTGCATTATTTCATCGAATCTTGCATTACTAATTCCACCATAAAAATAAAGATATGTCCTAGCAAGTCCCCAATCACCGTTTTTCATTGTAGGAATCCTAAACCCAATTTTTTTGGAGATCTCTTGAAGAGTCTCAAACTCTCCCACCCATTTTCGACGCTTTAAATCATATACAACGACTTTGTTCTTTACTCCTTTTGCGCGGGAAAAATATATTTTTTGCCTTTTGGGCATAGTAAAATCTTTATGCCCACCACTTGTATTATTATAAACGTTATTTTCACCATAATCATTTATATACAATTTTATATATTTCTTTTCCGCTTCATCCATTTTCTCTTTTGAGCTTAACGTTTCTAGGGTTTTTATCGGGAATTTTGATCTGTCAAAATTACTATTTCTCATAGAATTATATAATCCACTGTTCCCTCGTTGTTGTCGTTTTGCTCTTGTAAAATGATGAGATATTCGTTCTGAAAGTGGTTTAATGGTTTGCCCGATATAATATTTGTCTTCAATAAGATCGTGAATTTCATATATTTTTGGAGCATACCTTCTTTGTCTCCTGTTTCTTACACATTTTTTGCATTGATTTTCATAGCCATCTTTTGCCCCTTTGCTTTTATAAAACTGTGTTATAGGAAATCTGGTTAAACATTTATTACATTTTTTATATTTCATAAGAAATATCCTCCAACTGCGTCTTATCGGAACGTATGCTATTAAATTTTGCAAATCTCAAGCTTATATCGTCATTGTTCTGATTATGTGTTTCTTCAAAATAAGATATATCTACTATTTTTCCAATGATTTCATCAGGATTGTTCCAGTAGTATTCCCGTTCATCCTGCTTAAAGCCAGTTCCTACACGAATATCATAACCCTTATAATCAACGATAATTCCACCGAGTGTCCCCTTCAGACGGCCTGTCCCCTCAAAAACACCTTTAACGAAGACATCTGCATCAAAGAATTCTTTAATCTTAAGCAGCCCTGTTGTTCTCTTAGTCATATAATACTCATCATTAAGATTAAGCATAAGCCCTTCCCAATCATTAGGTTCAACCAAATCGTGTTGTAATTTACCGATCATAGAAAGATCAGCACCATTATAAAGATTCTTTACTAGATGTAAATGGTTAAAAGATTTGGGAAAATCATATTCGATAGCGTCCATGATCATTGACAAGAAATCTTTACGTACCTCAAATGTATCTTTTGATTTCCCTTGTTCAAATTCTTCTGTTGGTAAAGCGTCAAATATATTGTATTGAATTCGACTCTTATCTGCCGTTTCGCTGCGTAAGGTGCGTGAAGTGGCCCTAAATAAATCTTTTGTTTTTAAGTTATCATCATTAGATAATACTAGTTCCCCATCAAGAACGTAATCTATAGAACCGTTATTCCCTAACACTTCCGCTAATTTTATAGCTTCCTCGGTTTGAATATCTAATCCACTGATTGGCAATCCTTTTCGTGTATAGAATTGTCCGGCACCATCTTTAACGATAAATACAGCCCTATGTCCATCTAGTTTCTGCGTTAATGTAAATGATTTACCTGGTACCTTATCCATATATTTATGATAAGGATGGGCTAATTGAACACTGAATTCTCGAATAAATCCTTTGCCAAGTGCCTTATTGATAGATTTTGCAGTAATCCCTACCTTTAACTCTTTTCCAAACACTTGATATAGAAACTCTTCAATATCAGATGGGAATACTGATGCAAAATCTTGAATAAGATGTATTGTAGATAATGTACCAGTGTTATGTTCTTTCACATATTCCATTAACCCTTCAAACGTATACTCTCCAACATAATCGGTAATAGTTGTAGTATCATGGGGTGTCTGGACCAATGTCTTTATAGATAGTCCTGTGCGGACAAAATCATCATAGACGAATTGTAAGGTCTTCTTAAACAAGTCATTATCTTTATTGTCTTTAATAATTCCAATTTTAGTATTAGATGATGATTCGTTTTGGATATCATCAAAAATTCCTTTTAGAATCTTAATATCTTCCAGCATTAATTACCCCTCAATCAAACTCATAATGTTATCTGCTAATTCTTCCCCAAGATCAATCTCATCCAATGCATCATCTAAGCGCGATACTTCGACCCTTTGACCTATTAATGTATCAATTCCTTCTGCTTTTAGCTCGTTGATAGTCGGCCAACTAACTAATTCTAACGGCGAATCACCATCTTCTAAGTAATCAAGTTCAAGAATCCAACAAATTCCATTGAATTCTTTACACATTACAACATTTGGTGTCTCTTCTTTAATTACCTGTCGTAACAGACTATTCATTTCAGAATAGCATTTGCAATACGACTCATATGCCTCTAGCGAATCAAATTTAACTAAAGCCTGCCGCAAATTTCTTAACTGACGAACAACTGAAACTAATTCTTTGTCGGTATTAAACCATTCATTCTTTACGATTACTTCAAATGAATTATTCATTATCAATGCTTCTCTTATGGAAGACGTAGTTTATCACTACGTGAAGAAGCAAACTCCAATCAAATTATTTTGGGTTAATGTTTAGCAGCTTCCATCTGCACATTAAACAACGAACAACTAGCTCCCACTACTAGTTATCCTTTTCGTACTAAACTGTCAATCCACAATTCTTTGTCGGTTTTACTCTTTTGCCAATGCCCATCTTTTAATATATTTTTAGGGCGCATAGACGTCCTCTCGACTGTAATTAAATCTCCTTCCGAAATACTATTAAGCTTAAATGACTTTTTAGATATGAACCCCTTTACTTCACGTCCATGTTTTATTGAATATAAACCAACTATTACTTTATTGCTTCTTATTACTAGGCTAGTAATAAATGCGTAATTTGCCGGTATTTCACTATTAGTAGTTAGGCATCTACCTAATAGGCGATATTCATTCTGTAAAGTGGTAATTAGTGGATAATCTTCGTCACCTAATGACTCTTCGTATTCCAAACATTCATGATATTTTCGACTCTTTCCTACGAATCTCTTATTTTTAGGCTTATATGTTTTATGGAACTTTTCATAAACCAATTTGAGTTTCCTTGGAGAGCCAAATTCAGAGAAATAATTCAACAAAATCAAATTTATCATGTCTTTACTAGTAATTGCAAACCCTTGGGGCTCTTGGACTTTCACTTTATCAGATTCATTTTTCACAATTAAATCAATTTCCTTTAATTCTGATTCATTAAACTTATTGTAAAGAGCCTTAGGAGAATATAGGATATTTTTTATAACCACTTGTGAATTATCATAAATATCCATCAATAAGTCTGTAAATTTTTCATTTGGTTTATCACTTATAAGATAGAGTTCATCGCCCGCTTTCGTTGATACGCCTTTGATAGAAGCAGTTCCCTCGTATATAGATTTATTTTGCTTATCCATATAATAATTACTTTTTGACTTACCAAACTTAAATGGTTTTAAAGAGATACCTTTTGATTTTGCGAATTTAACTACTCTATTTAGTTTTTCTTGTTTACCTTCCCATATTTGAAAGGCGGCCGTACACCATTCAAGCGGATAATAATAACGTAGCCATGTCGAAATATATCCAATATATGAGTAGGCCATGGAGTGATTAATTGAGAAACCATAGTTAGCTGCGTCCATAAATACTTGCATAAAGTCATTTGCTATTGATTCTGCGTGTTCTGGGGCGTCATGGTATTTTTCAATCATTGTCTTAATAAAATCCTGCCGGATAATTGGAACCTCGCGGTCAATAACATCCTTTTGTTTCTTACCCACAGCTCTTCTCAGAACATCGGCTTCACCAGGGGTGCGCCCTGTAAATTGGACAAGAAACTGAATCAATTGTTCTTGATACACCAATTCCCCAAGGGTTGGTGCTAAGAATTCATTTAAAGCAAGATGACCATTGTCCTTAAATACACCATGAGTAACGGCATCAACATAGCTGGCTCCTGATGGCCTTTGTGCGGCATTAACCAGCGATAATAAATCCATATATTTAACGTTTTTTCCCGCTTCGTTAGACTTAATTTTCTCCATGGTTTCTGGAGATAGCATATCTTTTAGTAATTTACCTGCTCGTTCACCTTCCATTTGGAATACCCCAATATTGTCTTCTCTCATTGATTTCCAGACATTTTCATCTTCAAAATCAATAAAGTTAGAATCAGGCGTAGGATACGGTATTCCTGCCAATTCAGCAGTCTTACTAATTAATCCCACGTTATCTAGCCCAAGCAGGTCGTACTTTACCCATGAAAAATGGTCTATTTCTTTCATCGCCACTTGAGTAACAGGGTAATCCCAACCAGAGATTGTTTGTATTCCCATAGAATCGTCAATGGCGTTTGTGTCAATAACAATCCCTGCGGCATGTCTTCCAAAAGAGTCGATAACACCAACAACCTTCTTTGCATCATCAATCAATTGCTGGTGCTCTTCATATAATTGCTCAGGAATAAATCCATCATCGCCAATTTGATTACGAATAGATTGAATATAAGCTGGTTTCCCTGCGTATCTGTCCATACCATCAGCAATCACTTTTATTGCAGCTTTTAACCCGTATGTATTTGCAGTCATAATTGAGGCAGCGTGCCATTTGGGATTAGTCAACATCCATTTTTGAATCCACTGCTGGTCTGGTCTATAAAGATCTTCATCAATGTCAGCTAAACTAATTCTTTGAGGGTTCATAAACCGCTCAAAGTTTAATCCAAGTTTTACTGAGTCCATTTCGGTCTGACCACACAAATAAGCTATTAATGATCCACTGACGCTCCCGCGCCCGTATCCAAATTTAATACCATGTTCTTTCGCCGCATTCAGAATATCTTCATGAGACAACATATAATCAATGGCCCCATTGCTCTTATAAACACTGTATTCATACTTAACACGGTCAAGATACTTTTGCCTTTGCTCTTTCGACAAACTTAAAATCCCTCTATTTTTCAATCCTTGTTTAATTCGGTTTTGAAACTCTTTTTCAGGATTTTTGTATAAATGAGGGTATTTATGACTTTTATCTAGCTCAAACTCTTCTACTTGATTTGCAATTTCTACAGTCAGGTCAAGTGCATCATTTATTTCTTGCTCGGTTAAAACGCCCTGTTCCCTGAATGTATCAACCATTTCTTCTCGTGTTTTGCACCATAATTCAAACTTATCATCGTCGTCATAGCTGTTCTTCTTGCCCTTTTTAATAATTTTTCGTAAGCGGTCATGTTCTGGATTAAGTGCATGAACATCATTAGCAGCAATTAGCTTAAGGCCGTGCGCACTCGCTACTTGAGTTAGAAATTCATTATAATCTTTCTGTTCTTTATCTATGTGTGGTTGAACTTCCAAGAAGACATTATCTTTGTAGTCACTAGCCAATTTTATCCATTGTTTGCACACACTGGCTTCCTCTACGCTCTTATATGTTTGACTTAATGCACCAGCTAAACACGCTGTTGTTACATAGATATTTCCATGTGATACGGTTTCTTTCAAATCATCAAACAAAATACGAGGACGATAGTAAAAATGACCATCTTTTCTATTAAAGCTTGCCGAGGATAAACGATTAATTTCTTTCACGCCATCGTAATTCTTTGCTATAAGGACTGTATGATAACCACGATTCTTGTCGTCCAAGTTCATCGTGACATAGGCTTCTGTAGAATGAACGTATTTAAGGTTAGCCTCCTCAGCCAATTCTTTACGCTTAATCCACATGATAACATTACCATGCTCCGAGCTTGTGACAGCAGGAATATGATGTTTGATAGCATAGTCTATATAGTCTTCAAACTTAGTCATTACTTCCCAATAACCGAGTCCATTTGAAATTGAAGTATGTTGATGATAGCTAAACCAATAATCATATTTACCCTGCATTTAAAGTCTCCTAACTAAATAATTCCTCAAGAGTCGTATCTTCTTTGTCGTCGTTAAATAATGAGTGCATTTCATTATCCTGATTATTCTCTTCCACCGAAAATTCGGGTTTTAATACATTCTTTAATAATGATTCTTTTTTCTTAAACAATTCACTTGTATGATATGAGCATAAATGTGTCTCATAGTAATCGTCTGGATTATATCTGTGATTAACTTCTGCAAAACTGTCCTGATCTTCTTCAGAGAGACTTTCTAATTCCATAAGCTCATCACAACGTTTCTCAATATCTTCTAATAATTTTTGACACTTTTCTTCCGTTAACTCCAATTCAATATAATAATTAGTGATGTAAAACTGTTCCTTTACTGAATCTGGTAAGTTATCCATGTTATTTGCCAATGAAGCAATTTGGATTAATTTTCTCGACTCTTCCTTGTCGATTCCAGCCTTCTTTAACTTAGTCTCTAGTTTCTTTTGCATCTTAGAGACCCAAATTGAACGTTCTTGAACACTGGTGTTCCACTTACCATTTTCTTGTTTATAATGAATAGTTACATATTTCATCATGTCAAAGCGAGCCTTAATCTTCTCGAATGGTACCTTGTCATGTTGGTGAATCCCAGTAGCATACAACATTAACTGCATTGACTTTTCTGGTAGTTTTGCCTTTGAAAAACTAGATTTGCTTGAAGATTTATAGTCGACCAGTACAACATTTCCATCATTATCAATGTATTCAGTATCAATATATCCCACAAATACATATTTAGGTTTTGAATTGGTTCCACCAACCTTCGTCATGACAGGTAATTCCGTGTGAATTTTCGCGCCTTCTGGCAATTCTGTATTAGCAAAATAGTGTGTTAAATTACCTAAATAACCCTGCTTAATCTTTTCCGTATCAAAGTGCAAAGCTTCTGGGTCTTCTTCCCACTTCTTTACGAACTGCTTCCAGGCATCTGAGGCAGTGTTTAAATCAAATTCCTTTGTAGTTAATGACTCGGTAATGTCATGAACCTCGCTTCCAAAAACGGTATAAACATTATCGGTATGAGGGATATCATGTCTCAGGTAGGTATGAATATATTCTTGCAAACAGTTATGTGCTACGTTAACTCGACTGAAACTCCAAATACGATCTACACCATATTGATTCATTATCTTTTGCTTTTGTTCTTTATTTAGCCTCACTCAATCACCTTTCTCCATTTAAATAAGTAATCCCACTTCTTCTTACCACAATCTATCGGCGAGTCTTTTTCGCCCAAAATATTATATGTATCGAAAATATAGCTTGTCTTTCGGAATACCGAGAACTTCTTAGCCTGGTTTATTATGTATCTCTCTCCCTCGTTTTCCTTAGTCATAACGTCATGATCAAACGCTAATATAACCTCACCATCACTGGGTAATTTTCTTAGGATAAAATCAACTTGATTATCACTAATCGTATGACCACCAAGTGCTACCGAATTCCCCTCACAGTTGGTAAATGTAAACTGTTTTAATACCGACTTTTCCGCTTCGAATAGAATGATTTGCTTAGATTCTTTAACATTTTCACTAGCTTGATTAAAACCATATAGGTTTAACGCTTTGCGATAATGTTTTATATAATTCCAATATTTCGGCGTTCCAGTCATTTCAATTTCAACTTTTGACAAAGTTGTCCTACCCTGAACTCCAACAACTTTTGTAAAGTCTTCCCAATCAAAATGTGGAAAAATAACTCTATCCATATGCGGGTCGTACATAATATTAAACTTTCGAGCTACATCAGGCGTTATTCCTTCCTCAATAATTGACCTATGAATACCATTAACAAACTTGTTCAGGACGGATTGATCATATAATTTGTTGCTGGTGAATTGCTGTTCAGATTTATGATTGCCCGACAACTTTATTAGCGTTGCCAACGGGTCTAAAGTATCGCCTTTCTTATACCCATTCGACAACCCTAATAAACTATGAACCCAGCGCATAACTTCGCTAAATGATTTTTCAAGAACTACTCCTAATGCTCCAAATAAGTCACCGGAATATCCCAACTCAAATAATGACGTGTATAATGAATTGTTTAATTTAATCATTACCCCTGTAGGATTGACCATATTAGGAAGAGCGCATCTTATTTCTTCTGAATTTTGTCGAAAATCATGAAAATTCGCATTACGTAAAAGCGTATAAATTCTATCTGTATCATCTAAAATGTATTGCTTTAATTCTTTTGCTTGCATACAATAGTTTCCTTTTAATAATCATTTATTAAATTATCACAATTGCCTGTACTTTGTCACAGAATTTAGAAAATATCCCGAAAAATAAAAAATCACCTAGTTTTTACTAGATGATCGTTATTATTAATTTAGTTATAAGACTAGCACTTGCAAATCAGCGATTGCAGAATGTTGTAATTTGATAAAACTAAGATTTTACAAACGAATATGTTATGCAGCGATTCTTTGGCCGACCCAGATATAGTTAGCGTTTCGAATTCCGTTTACTGCTTGTAAATGAGATACAGTAGTTCCCATTTGAGCAGCAATTCCGCTTAGCGTTTCACCATATTTAACATAATGAACTTTTTGAGTTGCTTGTGCGTTACCACTCACCTTTAAACGTTGCCCAGGGTAAATAACTGAGTTAATGCTTAATCCATTATTAGCAGCAAGTGTGTACATATTCATTCCATATTTGTTTGCAATGGACCAAAATGAATCGCCGTAGCGTACTGTGTAATATTGTGCACTAGGTTGAGCTGGCTTTGGTTGTGCGGGGGTGGTGTTAACCTTGTTTGAAACAGATTGACCTTCTCCCTTATCAGCAACACGAATAACTTGACCTGGGTGAATTACATCATTGATGGTCTTACCATTCAATTGCGCCAATGCATTCATTTCCATTCCGTAGCGGTTTGCTATTGCCCACCAACTATCACCTGATTTGACAGTGTAGTTATGAGTATCCTTATGAATTTGCTTACCTTGTTCAGTTGCCGGAGTGTCAGTCTTTGGCTTTTGTGCATTGCCATTAGTGTAACCATTATCGGTAATACCGGTAAGGTCAATATTCCGATCAAGGCCACCCGCAATTGCAGTTGAGGTGTATTGGAAAAGCCCAATATTCTCAAAGCTAGGGAAGAAGTTATAGTTTGGTTCTCTAGTTACGGCGTAGTTTGGATACTCTGCCAGCCACAGTTGATACTTGCTTGCTAGATAATGAAGATCTGTGTTATTCACAAGATAATTCTTGTAACCGTAAACCATTGGCGTAAAACCTGCGTCTTTAATTCGTTGACAAGCGTGATCAATTGCCTGGGTGCTCTGATAGCCTGACTCAACGTCCAGAGCGATAATTGAGCCTCTCGGTGTCTGCACCTTAGGCAGGAAGTAATTTAATACTTGGTCTGCCTGTTGATTAGTAGTAACGTTTTGCCACCAAATATAGTTATGAGCCCGTTTTCCTTGTGCAATTGCACTAGAAACTTGTGAGCCATAAGTCCATTGGTCGTAAAGGTTCCATCCTGTGGTAGTACCACCCATTTGGATGATAGCAAATTTGTCATCTGGATAACCAAAAATTCCATTTGCACCCTGATATTTCGACCAGTCGGGACCATGGTCTCCCTTAGCAGCATATGCCACATTGTCATGATTTGTTACATTAACAACACCTGTCGTCACAGGTATAGTCAATCCTAATACTGCTACTGTTAAAGCAGCTTTCTTTAGAAACTTCTTGAACAAAATAAATTGCTCCTTTCGAGTATTTATTCGTCCTCCTTAGAAGTTTCCTCCTTAAAATATTTTGTAAGCGATTACAATTTTACGTTAAAAATAAATATCTAATTATTTAATTGTTACTTCCAATATGTGATACGCAGTTTAGGAGCCTTCCAACCATCCCAAATACCAGCAAATATTCCATACTGTGAGAGACTGTTGTTGTCTGCACTCGTTGTAATTCCAGCAATTTTATTATCTCTTAAATTATCTCCTACCCAATTTGGTAAAGTGATCCATTGCCCTTGATCTCGAGTATAGTACCTTATACGAGCCACACCGTGATTTGTTTCAGAGAAATACTCCTGCCATCCTCTCGCATTATGTAATCCAATCACAGCAGTTCCGCCCGACATATACGCCCAATGTAACGAGTGCAAGTATAACTCAACTCGTTCAATTCTTGCTCCGGCTAATGTCGCCCTAATATTCGCATCATCAAAGCCTGCCATACCATGCTCAATTGATCTATTAAAGCGGTCATGATATGGCTGGTAGTCCCCTTGTGCAAGACGATCATGACGCCATAACGAATTGTAGTGCGTATGAGCGATATTACCATGATCAGATCCCCAGTATCCTTCCGACCAATTTGCCGTCCAGGTCGTAATTTTACGCTCCTCCAGTAGGTTCAACCATTCATGACCATTCCAAATTCTTGCACGTGGTGGAATCCATGTATGTCCATTAGAAATGCGAACATTGCCACCACCAAGTTTAATCCACTCTCCATTGGCTCCTCTATATTTTACAAATGGCATTTATAATCACCCCCTAAATACCAATCCAAACTGATCCTACGGGAATATCTCCGCTGGGCTGTTCGTCTTGCATAAATAATCTTCTATTATGATCACCGATGTAAGGAGAATGATTAAGCTTAACCGCTTCATGATTTGCTCCAACAGCAAATTGAGCAACAACTTCAGAGGTATTCCAATTTCCAACTGCCAATGATCCTTGATCCCATGCCGGCTTGAAAAACCCTACTCCTTTATCAAAGTTTCCAGTTTTTTCATCAAATGTCTGAAAATTGAGTTGAGGTTCGTTAGCCCTAATCCAATGACCGCCTCCATATTGAACAAAATTACGATCTTGATTGAACGTAAATGGAGGATATTTATACTCTTTACCACCTGTTTGAATATGGACATCACCAATATCGGTTGCAACAACTTTAGCAGTCCAATTATTATTCTTATCAAAAACTAATCCTGTTTCTGTATTTTCGCCATCTTTAATATTGAAATGAATATTCCGTTTGTCCATTCGAAGACCGCTATACTTTGTATCATCGCTATTAGTCTTTAAGAAGCCGGAGCTGTCAATCCCATCAAGCTTATCGGCGTCAAGTCCAGATCCACTACCTACATTGGCTTCAGTAAATATCTTTTTACCATTAAAAGTAGGATTTTCATTGCCCCAAAAATGTAAATTAGTATCTGCATCGCCAATATGGATATTATTGTTATCGTCAATAGAAGCTAAATTGTAGTCATGACCATTCTTACCTCGAAGTTTGTATTTCGCTCCAAACTTAATTGAAAGATCACCATTAACCGTATCTCCCCACTTGAACAAATATCTATTGTCGCTATCTTTTTTTAAGCTTTCCAACCCACTTTGTGAGTTGTCAGATACATTATTTATTTTGGAATTTAACTCATTAATTGCCCCAGTCATATTCTTTGAATCTGTTTGGAGTTTTGAAATATCACCAAGAATATTGTTAATATTCGTAATGGTATTTCGCAAATCAACACCGCCAGATCCCCATCCAGACTGATTACTTCGTGAGACAGTATTTTCTAAAATTACTCCGTTAGGACTTATTACTTTATAGAAAGTCAATTCTGGATTGTTCTGATCACCAATTGATGTAACCGTCAGAATAGATTCCTTATCTCCTGGAATGTTTCCGGGCAAACCTCCTACTCCTTTAATTCGGTACACCCCAGTATGTTTTATGTCTCTATAATCACCGCTTGTGATTATCTTTCCCTCAAAGCCTAATTCTCTAAAAGTTCCAATTTCATTATTATTTGAATCTAGGACTCTAAGAGCCTTGTCGTCCGTTACGAAATGATATTCATCATCTGCAACTAAATATTTTGCTCTTTTTACAGCCATTTAATACCCTCTCTCTACTCTAGCGTTAGTGTATTATCGGTTAAATTTCCACTATCATCTGCAAATTTAGTAACGCCACCAGTTAACTTATCTTTATCTTCATCGTTAACAACCAATGTTTTCTTTCTTGTTGATCCAGAAGATCCAGTGACAATTAGCTCAGCACCATTCCCATACATATCGCAAATTTGAACTATATCGTCTTTACTTACCCAATCATGTAAGTGTTCTGGTAATGTACATGTTTTTTCAGTGTCATTCACTCTAACAATACATTTATATCCGGCAGGGTCTTCCACCACAACACCAGTTTGAAATTGAGGTCCTGAATTACGTTGTGCTTCATGCTGAGCTATTGTTCGCATGGCTTCTAATAATCCTTTTTGTTGTTCGCTAACTTCCATTCTTCCACCCCTAATCAACTATTTGAATTCGATGAATATCTGGATGAAATTTATAGTTAGCATATTCTTTAGGAACAACAATTAAATTATGATATGGGAACCAATAATCACTTGCAGCACCTATAGTTGGCTTTTGACCTTGATTATCTTTTTTAGCAATAAATACTAAATCTAACGGGCGCCAACTTTGACCTTCACGAACGGACACGGCATCACCAGCCCTATAGCTAGTAGCTCCATTCCATTCACCCTTAAAAATAGCATTTAATCCTATATCACCCTTGTCACCCTTACTAGATGCTCTTCTATAATGATCGGAATCATTATCTGGTGTATGTTGCCTATCCGCTACCACATCTTTTGTAACAATATATAGCGCACCTTGATATGTTATAAGATTATGTTTCTTAAACTTCTTCGTTGCGTCCCATTCACCTACATAATCAAAATCGTTAACGTAGGTATCCCATTCTTTCTGCTTTTCAAGAATATACTTTCTTACATTCCCATCAAAGAATGTCTCAATTTCTACAATTGCGTCCTGAAGTTTATTCATGGTTTCAGGTGTAATCATATAATCTTGTAGTTGGGCACTTAATGCGGAAATTTGATTTTGTTCATCATTTGTTAGTGTTGTCTTTTGTTTTAATCTCTGCAATTCTAGTGCATTTGCAACTTGATTTGCCGGAAGATCAAATAATTCTCTAAATACATCTATCTTTTGCGGAAAAGTAGATCTCGACATTTAATACAACTTCCTCTCATATGTATTAATGTCCTCCTCAATAAAATCTACTCGTCGAACTTAATTTTAAATCCTAATGAATCAGTTGTTGCCGTCTGATTGTTAAACACATCTTCTGGACTAAGTGGTCTGTCATATAGATTAAGCATATGATTTCCACCAATAGAACATGTGTCTACATCTGTAGGATCATTTAAGAAATCCCAAATTGGCATCTTTTGCATTTCATCAATTACCTTATCGAAGATTTGACCTGCCGATTCAGTAATAGGTAATGCTTTGTATAGAAAGTTCAAATTTAAGTTACTTTCTTTTTCTAGTCGCTGAAACATGTCATGAATACCTTTTAAGTCTCCAGCCAAATAATACATAGCACAAGCAATAAGATACGCAGCTACATAGTCATCTGATGTACTCTCCCATGTTCCGTTTAGCTGGTTTCTAGCTCGCTTAATTAATGCTTGCTTCTTAGCTTCCCTGCTTTCAAATCCCGTTATCGTTACATAACGATCTTTTCCACCATGAAGTAATTCTGCAAATCCTTCTTTGAACCACACAGGCATATCCATCGTCTTAACAGCACCATAGAAATCATTACAAACTGCATGAAACATTTCATGTCCGAGTACACGATCTGCATAATCACCTTTGGATCTACCAACGTCACCATTTTCATCCTTAAGATTAAGCTTTTCAAAATCTCGAAGGTCGATTTCTAGTGTTTGATTTCTGGAAGTGTTATATGCGGTTGTCTCTGCTTGCCAACCACCTTCTTCGTCAACAACAAATCGGATACTCAAGTAATTCTTTCCATCGGCGGAAATACCGTATGCATCTTTAATTCTTTCTTCGGGAAGTGACAGCCATCCTAATTTATTGATACCATTCTTGATAGCTGCAACAATTGGCATATCTGCCTCACCATAATCTGGCTTAACAAAGTACATTTTATGAGCATCAATTGACATGATCCCATCGACATCTAAGTCAATTTGGATAGTATCAATCATATATTGATATACTTTTTTTGTTACAGGATTGGTGACCAGAATAACATCATTAGGTTGTAAGAAGTAAACTGGAGCAACATCAATACTTACTTTTTCTTGAAAATGTGCCGCCTTCCACATTTCATAGCGTGCTTGAGACACACACTGTAAATCATTGGTAAGATCACTATTTTGAATAACTTTTGTTCTAGTTCCGATAGCATCTATATTAAACTCGCTATTTGTATCAGTAATTTTTACTGAACCTTTAGGTGTATAGCCTGTTTTGGTTGATGTGGACCCAATAACAACAAATCTGTTCTTAACGTTCTTTAAGTCGTAACTTTCTTGAAATGATAAGGTGAGATCTGCTCTATCTTGTGAAGTTGCATCAAATTCCCATTTAGGCTTAGGAATTTCTTCTTCCTTTTGAATGGGCAACTTACGATATTCAAATTGACCAAGAGAATTATAGCCACAGATAAAATCCATGTACATATCACGAAAGTCTTCAATGATATCATTGATTGAAGTTCCCGGTTCCTTTTCGTAATCGTACTGAAGGATTTCTTCACCATTACTGGTGTACATATACCCAAAATCTGTTTCTCCCACTAATTCCATGATTCCTCTAATAGCATCACTCATAGGTGTTCCACGCTTTATTTTGAGTTTATTTTCTAGCCCTTGGCCGTCCCATAAGGTCATTTTGTCAGCTAACGTAACTGATATTTCACGTGTTGTTTTATCAAAACGTAGAGAGGATTCGTTAACCCAAAACGTTCCTAGTAAAAAGTTAACTGCCTCCCTGGGGAAACGAGATAAATCAACAACTCCTTGATAGACTCTAAACTTCTTATCGAACCAAAAAACACTTTTGTTATTTGGCATATATGAAGGATCAACAACCATCTTCAAAGTTCCCGTTCGTCGTATCAATGAGGTTGCATCATAATTAATAGTTCCACCAGTTGTTTTTCCAGTAATAGTATCAATTATGGAGCCATCATTATCCAACACTTGAATAGTTGTTTGAAGGTTGCGAATTGGTTGTCGTAAAACACTTGCTGCTCGACCACTTACTTTTTCTTCAAGCCCATTTACAATATTCGATAACGTTTCATTGTAATTGGGCTTTTTGTATTTCAGTGGCATACTTTATCCCTCTTACTTCAAATTATCTCGTTCATACAAGAATGAATTTCTATATCTAGTTCTAGATTGAATAGAACCATCTTCAGCAATATATTCCTGATTCCACTTAATATTCCCATCTTCATCGTATGTGTAGACAGATTTACCTGCATCAGCAATTAATCCCGCTTTTTCCATGGTGTTGTAATCTAATTTACCTATTTCAGTGAAATCAAATGTTACCGTAGAAATAGCTTCAAGACTTTCATCTTTCGGAGTAGTTTTAATATTATGTGTTGCACAAACAATAATATCTCCATCTTCACGACGAATTACCTTTGTTTGTCCATCATTAAGAAAGTCAATAACATTAGTTCTATTAATGTATTCGGCGTGTGGATCAATTTCGTTTTCATAACCAAATTCTTGTTGCGGAGTAAGTGGTAAGAACGAAACTGTACCAGTTCGATAGTTTGCATTTCCAAACGTCACTATTGGATATTGACCATTAAGCGGCACACTGGTACTCGTGTTAGAATTCCAAACTAAATCCGAGAACTTGAAGTCGATGTTCATTGAATAATTCGAACCTAGATTAGAAATAAAGGAGCCATAAAACTTGCTATCAATTGGTGGGCCAACTTGTAAGTCACCTTGAATTTCATTGGCTAATGGAACAACTGCATATTCATATGTTTTGCCATTTTCAATGAATCTATCAACTACCGTATAAAGGTTATAATGGTCATCATAATCAAATTGCGCTACTAATTGCCAATCTGTATTCGTGCTCATGTATTCTCGACGATAACATTGTATTTTGGTGACAATATGACCAGCTCCGTCAATACTCCCAGCTTCAAGAGAATTATTAAACTTAGCGTCCATAATAGTTTTCAGATTCCATTGAGCTGGTTTGGTTTGTGAATCATCTAAAGTTGTATCCACACTAATAAACATTTCATCATACATTCCAGCCCCCATCATAACCTCGTCAATCTCAGAGGTTGGAATAGGGGTGTCATAAAATTGTTGGTCAAATCCATAGTTAAAATAATCGACACCTATAATCAAAAGACCCTCACCTCTTCACTATTTATATTTTTGTAAATAATCATTGTAGAGCTCTTGAAGACCATCTAATGTCAGTTTAGTATCATTAAAATCAATTACTTCACGTAAAATAAAACTATATACAAGGCTGTATTGGGTTAGTTTCAATCGACCATCATCAAGCGTCATAGCACCACTTTTAATCTCCGATAAGGTATCATTAATTCTTTGCTCATATTCGGTACGATAGATTTCATACTTAGCTTCAGACTCACGTTCTGCCTTTGCTAATTCCTTCCAGTAGTTAATCATTTCAGTATTTTCAAAGTAGTCCCAATATTGGTCGTCAATTTCCATCACTCGATCGCGTAGTTCATTTTGTCCTAAAATACGTGCTCTGGCGTCAGATATTGCTTGCTCTACCTTAGTGATGTATTGTTGCCAATGTTCATCGTGGATTTGTTGGAGCCTTTGTCTTGCAGCGTTAATTTTTGCTTCTGCTGCGTCTATCATTTGTTGAGTTTCTTTAGTTATTTCACCGTACTGAGACAATTCTTCTCTGGATAACTCTTCATTCCAATCATCATCTTTGAATGTCTGATCAGGAACTATCTTTATTTCAACTCGATATTCCTTAACATATACAAACATATAGAAAGGACGCAGTTTTAAATCCTTAATTACATTAGAACGTGTCCTGGATTTAATCTGTCCAAATTCTTTTTCACAGGTAATATAATCATCATGTTTATAGAACTTTATATGCTGTCCTCTATCTTCGGCTGGCGAGAAGTCTAGGAATAATCCATTCTGAACATTCATTACCCAGAACTTTCCGATCCAGTCACTCGCTTTTGCCATTGCTAACTTGGTATAAATTAAAGGATTTTCTTTTGGCACAAAAACATAGTCATCTTTCCAATACGTATAATTGTCAGCATTATCATTCTTCCGTTTAGGAATGTAGGCACGAGCTGACGTTCCCAACAATTGTTTTAGGAAAAGGTCAACAACTATTTGTCCGTCATCTTTATTCATTGTTGGCTGAATAATACCCGATACAGATGGCGTGATATATTGAGCGGTAAACTCTTGAAGTTGCTCATAAATAATTCCGTGCTCTGTTACTACCTTCAATCCAATGTAATATAATTTACCTTTTTTTATATTTGAAACACGTTCTGAAAATCTTGTTGGAGAATTTCTTTCCGGCTTCCGAATTGGATATTTAACTAAAGCAACATGTCTTTGATCGTAAAGAGTATATTGATATGACGTAACAGGCTCATTTTGTGCTTGCGTATAAATAGCCGACATTAATACATCATTCGTATAGATAAATTGATGTTGGTCAATCGTATCAAATAGAATTCGTGGTGTTGTATAACACGTAAATTTAATCTCTGGTGACCACTCAGAATAGCCATCTTTGAGTTTAACGCGAACTTTTGCTAGATATGCCGTGCCATTGTTCAGAGTTGTTGCTGGTAAAATGTGGTTTTTATCTAGCGACACTTGATCCTTTTCGTAGACAGGTTTTGTTCCTGAACCATCTTCACGAATTGATAATGTATTCGTTGTCGTATGCTCTGCGCCCAAATACGTAAACGTGAATGTATATGAATTCTTCGCATCGTAATTAGACGCCTGATTTAGTATTGGTTGCGTCAACCAATTCAGCTCCTTTCTTTTTATTTTTTTGATATGTACAACCAAGAAGAGTATCCTTGGTTAAATTAAATATGTTTATGTTATGAATTAGTCTATATTTACTGGTGTAGTCTTATGGATTTCACCAGGTTCTTCTTCATTTTTATTATCGGGATTATACATTCCAACCCAATTCTCGCCATCTTTTACTTGGTGAGAATAGACATTTTCGGGATTATCACCAATGATTAATTTATTTCCATCTTCAACTATATATTTTTCGGAGGTATTAGACTCAAATTCTTTTTTATATTCATTTTCATCATTCATTATTTCTTTTACTCTCTTCAATCCTCCCTCATCTTGGAAAATTTCAATAACTCTATCTCTATATTCATTATTTCCAAAAATATAGTACGAGTCTGTAGTAGTCCAATCACCCTCAGCTGGCTTCTCTAAGACATGAGACTTATAAACCTTATTAACTAAGGGGTGTTCATCATAAAATTCCTGTTGTTTTCTATGTTGATCAGCTAAATATAGTCCACCTGCTATCGCATATATCAAAATAAAAAAACATACGACAGTAATAAGTTTATGATTTACAATAAACACTTTTACTTTATTCATTTCAATTCCTCCATTAGATAAGTGTCTTTAATATGATGACATACCTTTTATAGAAAATGAATAAGAAGTTATGTACAACCAAGGTTTTAACCTCGGTCAATATGATTACAATTTCTTAGTCGCGTATTGTTGAGCTAATTGGGGAAGATTCTTCATCGCTTCTGTAAAACCGTCAGCGTCTTTAACATTAGGGAGCTTAATGGTAAGTCCACCATTAATTACTAATGATCTATCATTTCCATTACCATATGCATTACGAATGCCACTTGGTAGATTAAGAGCTTCTCTTAGCTGCTTTCCGAAAATCTCACCTAGATCTTTTGATACAGCTTTAAACTGATCTCCAAATCCTTTAACGATTGTTTCATAGCCCTGTGTTACCTCTGGCTTAACGCTTCGTTTGTAATCATTTAATATGTCGCTATTCTTCTTTTCATAGTCATTGTAGGCTTTGATAATATCCTCAACCTTTGCAATATCAAAAGTAGGAATATCTTTAAGAATAAACTTATATGAATCATTTAACTGTTCGAGCCGTTTTCGAGCTTCTTCCTGATTAATCGAACCGTCTTTGATACTATTAATAGTTTCACTGACTCTTTGAATGTAATCATTTCGGTTGGAAATCTTAGACTCTTCAAGAGCTTGTTTTGCAGAGTTGACAGCTCTTTGTGCCTCTTCTACATTTGCTTGGTCAGCAATGTATGTCCAGTTAAACTTGCCGTTCTTATCTTTTTCAAGGTAACGGACGTCTTTTTTATTTATAGTGTTATCAAGTTTTTGTTGAGCAAGCGCCAAATCAAGTTGCTTATCAACGTAATCAGCTTCCGCTTTAGACATTCTCTCTTGGGCGTCGAGAGCAGCTATACGTTTTTCAACCGTCTTATCTTCTAACTCAACAATCTTTAACCGCATTTCCTCAAGGCGAAGTTCTTTTTGCATGGGGTTATACCATACGTCCTGGTCAAACTTAGCCTGATCAGCAGTCATTCCCTTGTTAACACTTTTTTCAAATTCCTTTTGAATGGAATCAAGAGTTTGGCCAAACTCATTTTTACTTATATCCATAAGCGAAGACATTGTGCTATCAAGCGAAGTTTGATATTCATCAATCATTGCCTTCAATTGATTGTATTCGTAGGAATTCTTTTCATACCCAGATAATTCGTTCCGAAGTCTTTGAAGCAAATCAAGGTAATTATTGTACTCACGGTAAGTGGAAGCATATTGCTGATTTATAATAGCGGCTTGGGTAGAGCCTTCCAAGTGAAGGGTGTCGGCAATACTTACTAAAGTACTTATTGTGTCGCTGGCACGTTTATACTCATCAATTTGCTTATCAATAAGAGACTTTTCATACTCAAAACGATTCTTAACAGCGTCCTTAATGCTATTTTGGGCATCAATAACACTCTTTTCATACTCTGTAATTTGGTCGGTTATCGTTTTAAGCTGTTCAGTAGTCATATCTGGATTCTTAGCTTGTTCACGTAAATCATTGATCGCCTTTTGATCGGCTTCAATCATGGACTTGTAAACTTTTTCCTGGAGTTCTAATTGCTTATAGATCATTTCAGAATTAATTGCTTCTTTTTGTTCAGCGGTATTAGCTTCGCCCATTAAACGGTTGTACTCAGCCTTTAATTCATTCATTTCTTTCTGATAAGCAATTGAGGACTGTACATACTCTTGGTTATGAGTAAGGTTAGGAACTTCAATCTTGTCAGATTCAACAGATACATTGTATTTAACATCAATAGCTCCAACCTCATTACGCGCACCTCTAGCATAGTTAACTGCCATCGAAAGCATATCGTTATACTTTTGTGCCTCAATTTGAAGTTGATCATTGGCTACTTGGGCTGTTCTATCAACATTCTTTCTCGCAAATTGATCTAGAGCATTATCTAATTGACGTTCTAATGAAACCTTGTCGGCGACACTCTTTTCATAAGCAGATTTTTGATTGAGGTTAACAACATCAAAATTACTACTCATAAGGTCGTTATAAGATGTTCCACTTAATAAGCCATCTTGAAGATTTGTTACATTATTCTTTAGCCGGTCAATACTATTACTGAGGTTATCAGTATATTTAGACAAGCTTTCAATAATAGAATTAAGTTGAATATCACGAATACTCTTCTTTAATTCATCAATAGAATCAAGATTTTCCATGATCGCATCACGAATTTGACTTAATGAATCAGCTAAATTCTTTGCATTGTCAGCGTCTTTTGTACCAACAAAGTTAGCAACACTTAATTGATTAAATTCAGCTAATAACTGTTGAACTGCCTCAGACTTAGCATAGATCTGATCAGAATTATTCTTTAACTTCATGCGATAATCACTATCTTCTAACGAGTTGCCTTCACGTTCAAGAATATTTTTCTGATTATCAATAGCAGTAGTCACAAGCTCTAATTCACGTTGTAACTTTTCAACCATCTTTTGATCTTTAGTGTTGTTATAATCTTGTTGATTCTTACCCTGTTGCCAAATATCAGTTTGCAATTCGTCAATCTTCTTAGTAGTTTCTGAGAAGTTTTGATAAGCAGTTTGATATTTACCAAGTAATTCATCAACTTTACTTGCATTATCGCCAGTAATGTCTTTTGCATGGTTTAGATTAGTAATCTGATTACCATTTGTTTGGAAACCATATTTATGGAGCTCGTTAAGAACATCGGTAATTTGTTGCTGATAAGCGCCCTGCATAGTTCTTTGATATGCGATTTGCTTATTATCCAAGTCGATTCTCTGCTTTGAAAGATTGATAAGCTTGTCCATATCTTCATCAGCTTTAGTTACTGCATTTTCAAGGTTTTGAACTTTTTCATCAAGTGGCAATCCTGTGTAAAGCTCATTCCCCATATAACGCCAATAATCTTCGCTAACTTTTTGAGTAGAGTCAGAACGATCAGTTGTAGCAATTCCGCTTACTTTATCACCATTAGTTGCAGAATTCGTATCAACACCCATGTTAGCAGCACCACTATTTACGGCCATATTCATAGCAGGATTTCCTGCAACAACAGACATAGAAGTCATAGGACTAACTGGTTGTGAATTTTCTGGGGTAATAGCCATTGATTTTGACTTATGCTCTGTTGTGATGGTGTGGGTCTCGTTCTTATTAACATTTATCGTAACCGTCTTGCTGCTTGGAATAGAGTTGATAGCAGATGCAACGCTATGCGCTTTAGCTATAGCTTCTCCATCACCAGTTACTCTTATACGTGTTGTATGTTTTGTTGGAATATTCTCAATGGCTGACTTTGCTCTATTCGCTTTTGGAGTAGCCCCATCATGTGCCTGAATATTAGTATTATGGCTTGTAGGAATACTCTGAATTGCAGAAGATGCTCTTTGTGCCATGGAAGCCGCATTACCAGAAGCACTAATGTTCACATGCTTATTATGAATTCCAGCTAGTGACGATTTTACCTTAGAGGCGAAGGAAGCTGCGTTACCAGAGGCATTGATTGAGATATTTTTAGAACCTTTAATGCCATTTAATGAAGACTTTATTTTATTGACCTGACTAACTGCATTTCCTCTTACATTGATAGAAATATTCTTACTTTTGCCACCAAGACTATTCAGAGAAGACTTAATCTTACTTATCTTGCTTGAGGCATTACCAGAAACATTAATCTTAATGTTTTGTGACTTTTTAAGCCCCTTTAGGCTTTTGAGTGACTTATCTAACCCTTTGGTGTCAGCTTGAAGTTTTACCTTTACCCCTTTACCTTTACCAAGATTAGACAAACTCTTTGTTAAGGACTTAGTATCAGCTTGAAGCTTTACTTTTGTTCCATTCTTTCCGCCTAGATTCTTAAGACTCTTAGTAAGTCCTTTGGTATCTGCCTGTAATTTGACTTTAGTACCTTTTTTTCCACCGAGGTTCTTAAGATCTTTTGTTAAACCTTTAGTGTCGGCTTGGAGTTTTATTTTAGTTCCCTTTTTGCCGCCTAAGTTTTTTAGACCTTTCGTAAGAGATTTTGTATCTGGTTGTAGCTTAATCTTGGTACCTTTTTTACCACCAAGATTTTTTAACCCTTTAGTTAAACTTTTAGCATCTGGTTGAAGTTTTACTTTTACTCCTTTGCCTTTATTTAATTGTTTGGCAAGATCTTTTTGTTCTTGATTCTGTTTTTTGGAAGAATTAGATTTTTTGGATGATGTTTTCTTTACACTATCCCTACCCTTTTGACGGGCCTTCTCTTCTTCGCGTCCTTCCTTTTCAGCTTGTTTCTTATTCTTTGATGAATTCTTTTTATTAGAATTGGAATTAGATGTTTTCGAAGTCTTTAGTTGCCCATTCTTTCTCAAATCATCTTCGAGTTTTTTCTGCTCTTTCTTGTTTTTAAGAAGTGCCTGAGCATTTTTAAGCTCTTTGTCTGACACCTTACGTCCCTTAAGATTCTTTTCGACATCCTTAGCTGTTTTTGGTTTTCTATCAGCCTTCGCATCTGTAATAAATCCTAATTTTTTAAGCAAATTAGGTATTAAATTAGGGCTCTTGGTCTGTTGCTTACCTTGTGCTGCTTTCTCTAATGCTTTTTGCTGATTTTTAGAAGTTCTTGGTTGATTTTTAGTATCAGGCTTCGATGTACCACGATGACGACTTGATGATGGTTTAGTATCATTACGTTTCCATAATGGTTTCGCCATTGGGTCATCATCATCTTTGTCGTACCAATTCTTTTTAGACGAACCTGAAGACTTTCTAGAACCTGATGGCTTTCTTTGACTACGCTGACTCTTAGGCGTTCGCTTAGTTTCATTGCCCTTTCGATCAAGTGAATCATAATAATCCATTGCATCTTTTCCAAGAGCACCTGAATTTTGTAGCTTCTTAATATACTCTTCAGCGGCCCGTGCTCCTTTTTTATTCACCAAGTTCCGAATATCACTTTTGACATCTTTGCTTAATTTCCCGTGACTTTGATTTGCAGAAATATGAAGCTTACTGAATTTATTTATTGAGCCATCCGCCAACTCGCTAATTAATTCTTGCGGATTATCTCGCCCTTTAACCCCCGAAAAGGCATCTGCAACTTGTGCGAACTTTATATTGCCATTTCCATCAATGAAATTCATTTTTTGGAATTTTCTCTTAGTCTTAGAATCATAGGTCATAACTGCTTGGCTTCTCGCTATCATGCCTGTGTTCATAACACCAGTTTGAGGATCAAGGAACGCATCAATTGTCTCGTTATTCCTATTACCTTTTCTACCTTGATAATTTTGAATCTGTCTTTGCTGATGCTGTAGTTGTGGATACCATTTTGTTCCATATAATGCTGCATAATCAGGGTCAACATTTAATAACGCCTGAGCATTGTAGTTATTCCCAAGGGCATTAATATATCCTAGACCTGTACCGTCTAGTTTATTAACTTGTTTTTGAGCAGCACTTTTCGACATTCCTTGAGCCGTAAGGATATCCATCATTCGACTTTGTTGATTCTTAAGGTTCTTTGCCGCAGTCTTACCATACTCATCGAACGCTGTTCTTTGAGCATCAGTCCACTTACTCATGTTACGACTAATGCCTTCAAGTCCTTTAACATTCTTAGAAAGATATTGCTGTTGCTCTTTTGTTAACTTACCTTGCTGACTACCTAATTTATTATTCTGAGTTAACTGCTTATTAACATCATTCCAAATTTTATTTGCTCTAGCTGCATTTTGCAGATTCATAGTTTGAGCAGTTCCCATCTTCCGTAATTCATTTGAAGACATCATATTAAAGTCTGTCTTCTTGAATATACCAGAATCAAGGATCGATGCTAATTCACCATATTGTTTTCTTACAGAGTCACCATAGTCTTGATATTGTTGAGCCCACTCTTGGTACGCAGCGGAATCCATTTCTTTACGAATTGCAGAGCCACGTAAAGCTGCTAACTTGCGCTGGTAGTTCTTCTCGTTCTTCTCACCTTGAGCTTTGCTTGCAACACCAATATTAGCGTTATCACGCTCTTGTTCTAATTCTTTAGCTTTTTTAAGATAATCATTATTAGTCTTAAGCAAGTCATTTAATGTCTTTTGACTATTAATTTTTTTACCAGTCTTATCAAGCTTATCTAATTCTCTTGAACCAGACTTTAGTTGTTCCAAGTTAACATCGTGAATAGCATTCTTAAGATCTGTCATTTGACCTTTTAATACTTCAACATTATTCGAATATGCTCTAATTCCAAGCCCATTAGCCTTTGAAATTGCATTAAAGCTATCCTTAAAGTTTTTCCAGTCACCTTTGCTCAATTGGTTAGAACCGTCTGTAACGCCTTTTAAGACTTTGTCTAATCCAGAAAGACTCTTTTTTGACTTTTCAGCAGTGCCATTAAATAGTACATTGTCCTTTAAGCCAGAATTAACATTTCCAATATCAGAATGAATTTTCTGCATAGATTTACTAAATGCTTCGGCATTAGCCTGGGCCGGCTTAATTGCCTTTCGGATAAGCTCCCATGGATGAACACCCATCATTTCTAAGGCTCCTGACGCAATAGTAATCGCATCAATACCTAAGCCAACGACACCAAGTCCACTACCAATTACTCCCAGTACACTACCAGCAACACCCATGACTTTTCCTAATTTAGCAGTTGCTTTAGTTCCTTTAGAAAGAGTCCCATTGGTGTCTTTTAGTTTTTGTTCTGCTCTACTAATTGCAGGAGTAACATTTGAATATGATTTTGCTAAATCTTCATTTTCTTTTGCAAGTTCCTTTGGAGCAAAATGAGTTGGATACTTCTTAGATAGACCATATTGTCTTCGGGCTCCACGTCTAGTTTGGAGGACATTATTCTCTGGAATAGAGTATTTAATTAAACCTACATCTTTACCTGTATACTCTCCCTTGGTTCTTCCTTCTGCATTTCTATCTAGCTTTGTTTTTGACTTAAAACCTTTGGCGTTTAAGCCATCTAATTCTGCTCTTAATTCACGAATTTTTGCCCTTAATTCAGAAACAGAACTTCCAACATTGGTGAATCTAGATTTAAGACTCTCGATTCCTTTTCCAGCATTTCCAATACTTGCAAAGCTTTTAACCATTCCCGTTATTGCATTACGTGCCATAACTATACCAGCAGTGATTGCACCCCATCTAATAGCTTGCGAGAATAGCTTATTTGAAGCAAGTTTATCTGCGATAGATCCGATGCCATTAAGACTTTGAAGAATTTGGGAAATTCCTTCTCTACCACCAGAGATGTTATTTAAGAAGGACATCCATGTATTCTTTAATGAAGCTAGTTGGAATTCGATTGATTGTTTCTGCTTCTCGAATTCTTGATATGCAGAACCATGATCTTTATCTTTTAAATCAACCTGAGCTTGTGCTTCTTTCATGGCTTTACGTGCGGTTTTCCAATTATCCATCGTAGCTTGGAAAATGTTAGCATGGTTCGCTCCAGCGGCATATTGGGCAGCGGTGTTTTTGTCTTTACTATCTAACTTATCCCATTGCTTACCTAACTGATCCATAATTTGCCAAGTAGATTTCAACTTTCCATTGCTGTCAGTTAAATCAACACCCAACTTCTTAAAGAACGCTGCACGGGTTTGATCCTGCTTTGTTAATCCAGCACCCATCTTAGCAAGACGTGAACCAATCGTCTTATATGCGGTTCCAATCATATCTCCACCCGCACGAGTACCTTCTTGAGCAGCTGTAATAATACCTGTTAGTTGTGAGAACTTAGTTCCAGTAGCACCAACTGTTGAACTAGCTTTCTGATATGCAGCCCCCAAGTCATTCATTTCAATGGCATGTTTGTTAGAAACTTGGTTCATTGCGTTAATAATATCTTTGGACTTAATACCTTCTTTTCGGAAAGCTTTCATTGGCACAGACATATACCTAACCATGTCTTCTACAGGCACTTCACCAACGAAAGAACCCATAACTGACGCCTTTGCAAGACGATTTGATTGTTTAAGATTATATCCGGCTGTTGCCCATTGTTCTACAGCAGCAGCAAATTCTGGAGCAGTCTTACCAACTTCTGAAGCATCCTTATAGATATTCTTCTTCCATCTATTTACTGCTGCTTGACTGTCGGGAACAACTTTTGTAACTTTTGTAATGGCCTTATCAACTTCATTTAAGCCATTTACAACAGCAGCAGCTCCATATACACCATTTTGTAATACGTCCCAAGTGTTTAAGGTATTCACCATACCCGTAAAGGACTTTTTTCCTCGGCGTGCTTTTGCATCTGCTCGATCTGCGGCCTGAGCTCGCGTCATTCTAATTCTTGCGTCAGAAGCTTCTCTTAGATCTGATGCTTGAGATGCATACCTTGTTTTCCTTATAGCACTTTCAAGAGATCGCACCTTCTTTTCTGCCGCCCCAGCTTGTCTCTGAACTTCGGCAAATACATTGTCGCCTAAACCACCTTTGGCTAGGGTCATTTGCGCTTTAGTGACGTCATTTAATGCACTTTTGTATCTCCTAAACGCTTCTGCGTCTCTTTTTAACTGTTGTTCAATTTCAGTGTTCTTGAGAGTCATGCGAGCTTTGGGCTGTTCTCTGAAACCAAGAACATTTTTACTAATTTCTGAATCACTCAAGCCAGCCTTATTCGCAGCCATTCTATACCGCATTTCAGCTTGCTCTTGTTGTTTAGCAACTTGACTAGCATAATGTTGTATATTTTGTCGAATACGTTCGTCACTAGCCTTAGCAGCCTGATTTTGGAGCTTTAAATACTCTTGTTGTGCTTTTTCAATAGCACGCTGTTGTGCTCGCATTTCCTTTTGCACATCAACCGCTGCTCGAGAATAATGACTTCTCGGGTTAGTATTCTCTAACTCTTTATTAGCTTTTCGCCGTGCCTCTTCGATGGACTTATCAAAGTCATGTCCACCCATATCAACGTTTAACTTAATTGGTTCATTTGCTAAACGTCTAATTTCTTTTAATTTACTGGACACCCGATTTAATTCGGACATTCCATGTACTTTAACATTTGCGTTTACTCTAAAGTTTTCTTTACCAAGAGCATTTCTTAGTTGGCGTTTGAGATTGCCAAGTTTGCCAACTTTTAATTTTACATTTGCGTCAACCTTAATATCCTTTAACCCACGAAGAGAACGTTGAATCTGATTTTCAATTTCCCCTGCTGTTGGGAGGTTAACTTTAACTTTTATTGACAGTTCTTTACTTGCCAATATATTTCACCCGCCTAAAAGAAATGATTTTGCGTTTGTACCATTCTTCTGCGGTTTAAATTATAAATTTATTAATTATAACTTTATAAAATGGATATTTTATTCTGAAAGTAATGCATCGATTTCTTTCAATGTTGCTGTTTCACTCTTCTTTTCCATATAGAAGCGTGCTGTTGTATCCATTGATTCGTGGTGTGCTAATTGCTTGGCTAATTCGATATTCTTTTGTCCTACTTGGTTTAAGCGACTTTTGCGAATACTATGAGCCCTGAAATCACCAACACCAACAATTTCTCCTATTTTGCGAATACGGATTGACATGGCCTGCTTACTCATATGACCACCTAAACGATTAACAAAGAATGCATCTGTATCAATGCCATTATCCTCACGCCACTTAAGGAACTTCTTAATCAATTCCTTAGTTTCATTTGTGAATGGAACTTCCACTCTCTTTCCACGCTTTTCTCTAATGTCGACAAACTTATTTTCATCAAGTTTCAGATTAGAAAGGCTTAAGTTGTACAATGCTCCAATACGACAAGCGCTATAAAAAGCAATCTCCCAGATCAACCTATCTTGATAATCATATCTTGCTCCCTCAGGTTCCGCTTCTTCTTCAAGAGTTTTATAGATTTGATTAATCTTGTCTTCGTGTAAAAAGTGAACTGAAATCTTCTTTTCATCTTGAGCATTCTTAATACGATCTAATTTTCCATCAAAAGGATGACTTCGAATCATTCCTCGCTTAGTTGCCCATAGGTAGAAACTGGATACAGCACTTAATTTAGTGTTAATGACTTTTTTACCATTACCACATTCATCGGCAAGGAAAGCCATATAGCCTTCCATTACATCGATCATTTCATCTTCTAACATATCTTCATCCAAAAGATAAAAATTGTCCCATTCTTCTGCAATATAACACATGAAGATATTCATATAAGAGTGATAAACCTTATATGTAGTATCTTTAACGTCAGAATTGTGAATGATTCGACTCTTAAGATAGCGCTCATAAATCTTAATGTTTTTAGGATTTACTTTTGCCATTCTTGCTTTCGTTGCGTATCTTACGATTTTTCTATCGCTTTTTGTTTGATACGTTAATCCTTCTTTTCGTTTCAAATATATCCCCTCTTATGCGCCAGATACTTCAAACCCAGCAGCACGAAGAGCATCAGCAAGGAGTTTAGGAATTATTTCTACATATTTAGAAAAGGCATTATCAAAATAGTGAGTACCTTGATGTGGAACAAGTCCGCCACCACCATAATTAAGATATGCTGGCATCTCGTCATTAAATGGCTGAGACTGTACACCCATATGGATTCCCCAGCTTTCAATTCCACCCCAGTCTCCATTTGCACTATTTCCTGTGCTAGGAGGACTCATACTCATGCGAGAACCATCCATTTCAATAGATAAACTAGTCCCACCACCCGTTACATTGATGGCATCTACTAACTCACCAGTCGAAACGTATCCTGGAGAAGCCCGACCTGCCGGCCAATCTTTCTCAACTAACTCTCTTAATATTTGATCTGCTACTTTTCTTATTTCACCCTGAAGCGCCTTAATACTTACAGAGCGAATTTCTCCTGCCAATCCTTCTAGGCCACTTATGTCTACGGTTAAAGTACCTTCAATAACAAAACTAGACATAATAACCTCCTTGTTTAAAATCAAAAATAGCGTAAGCAAAAAGATGGACTATCTCCTGTCCATTTCATTACTTGCGCTATTTTTATGTACCATTTTATTTTTATTAACCAGCTTGTTTTTCGGAAGTTTGCGACTCTTCCTCTGGTTTTGCGTTTGTTTTTTCTTCAGCTTGTTTAATAGCCGTTTCCATCTTAACGATCTTATCTGATTGCTTATTGATCTCTTCGATTTGTTTACGTCCTTCGTCAGTCTTAGACTGTTTAGAAATAAACATAGCTAAAGCACTATCAGAAATCTCTTCAGTTTGATCTACCATATTACGTAATTCTAGATTATTCTTAAAGTTCATAATCATTAACGTATAGATATTTGTTACTACACTTGAAAGAACTGATGTAATTAAACTTAATTCCACCGTAGGATTTTCAATAATTTGAGCCATTTCTTCATCAGTCATGTCTGGATCAATTTCCAAATCTGTAAGAAGAGGGATCAATTCTTTTAGGATTGTAGTCCCATTAATATCTAGTAAATTTTCATCGACATTTTCTTGATTAAATGCATCTACCATTTCTTTGAGTTGCATTATCTTATTAACATCGTCTTTTGACGGTTCAAAGATTGTAACAGCACCCGTAGGTGTATTAATAACCTCAAGAATTTGTCGATTATTTGGATCATTATAAAAACTATTAAATTGTACCAATGTGTACTCTCCGTTTCCCGTTCGTACCACAATTTTGTATTATATCAGATCCCGTAAGCGCTGTCATTAAATGTCGAAAAATTCTCGGAATTATTTTTCAGACACTTTATTTTCCGCTTTAACAAGAACTTCTACAGGCGTTGGATCACTCAATACTCCAACTAATCCAAGAATAGTCAACGCTGTATTAGCAAGTCCAACAAAAGCAGTCACATCACCTTTTGGTTGAACTCCAAAGCAGGCAAAGATTTGTTGTACAAATACAATGATTAGTGCTACTAAACCACTAATGATCTTCCCATTAAGTGTTCCATCTGGCTTAACTACCTTATTTTTAATTAAATTCAATACTTTTTTCATTTTATTTACTCCTTTAGAATGGCGGGTGAATCCAAGATAAAACTGCAATTGCGGCACTGATAATGGCACCAATGGCAGTTCTTTGGGTCCACTTTCGACCTTCCTTAAGTTCTTCAACTGCTGCGGAAAGCTCAATAATTTTTTCTTCATTCTTTTCACTTAAACGAATCGCCTCTTCCGCTTTGCGATCTGTATCTTCAACTTTTTTAAGTCTCTCGTCAATTCGACCGACTTTTTCTTGAATATCCATTAGTAGTTCAAGCTCTTTATCTTTGTCCATGCTATCACCACCGATCATGGCCGCCCCTAATTAAGGAACTGTGAATTTCTTAGGCGACGAAATATCCAGTATATTAGGCGTTTTCGAAGACCAAATATGCTGGTAAAAGCCTTGTTTTACTAAGCTTTCTTTTCTTCGGTGACAGCTTCCTTATCAGCTTCAAGTTCTGCGTCAATAGCATCTTGTTGCTCATATACATATTCTTGAAATGCAGAGATATCCTTACGCACGTCTCGCTTGTTTGCGTTATATAAGTCTACATTTTGGACATATTGATTTACCGAGTCTGAACCACCGCTCGTTGATAAACTAGCAGTCATGCGCACAACAGTAGTGCCATTGATTACTGATTCACCAGTTAATGATGTTGATTTAGTTTTGCGTAAAGCCATGCTAATATTCCCCTTTTCTTCTTATTCTTCTGTTTTAGTTTCTTGGTTACTTTTAAGTTGTTGATTTTCAGCAGAAAGTTGTTGATTAGCTTGAGTTAATTGCTGAATCTTAGCATTAAGTTCATCAATATCAACTTCACGATTAGCTAACTCCAATTCTGTTAACGCTAACTTGTTAATTAACTTACTTGCTACCTTTTCTGCCTTGCCTGTTTGTTGCTGTTGATTATTCATTATTTACCTTCTTCTCTGCATTTAAGATGTTGACTAAATCTGGGTCAACACCATTCTCAATGCATAACTTTTTCTGTTCTTTTATAGCTTCCGCCATAAATTTTTGTTTTTCATCTTTAATTCGCTGTTTAATTTCCATGTCATAGATTGGAGATCCATCGTCATTAAATCCTATAATTTGAGCTGAACCATATATTGCAGTCAAAGGATCTGGTGTTGATCCGTCTCCATTTAAATCTACTTGAATTGTAGCTATGTTATTTCCATCGTTGTCTTTAATTGTTTTGACAAGCCGCACTACTTTATACATATATTTCTAACCTCCATTATTCATTACCGATGCGGTGATATTCCATGCACCTGATCCTAAGTCCCATGTTGATCCTGGAGTAAATGCTATTCCCGACATGATTTCGCCTTTATCATCGAGCCTCATAAACGCTGGTTGTTGCTGATTACCAAACATTCTTTTATGACTAGCCCAACCGAAAACAAATCTTTGCCCGTTAAACCATATACTTCCAAGATCACTTATATCTCTATCACCGAATGGTTTAACTTGATCCCACAAAAAAGTAACTCCAGCATGTCCCATACTGTCTTTGCTATAGCCAAGTCTTATTGTTGGTTGGTACCTATCTGCCTGATAAGAGTTACTCCATTGCATTCGATGAATCATCAATGGATCGTTGGTCCATTTTCCACTCTGATCTTCCTTATCTCTGTACCCAACATTAATTCTTTGATATTCCTGAATAGTTAAATCATCGGCTACATTGACTCCTTTGCGCCATAGATAGTGATTTTCATCAAACTTAAGGTCTTGATATGCCATTACAAGCTGAGGCTTAATATTGGCTTCTCCTGGTGTTAAATTTGGTTTATTATAACTTAGAGCTAGATAATCTGCGCCATGTAAATTAACATCATTAACATTTCCAGGATTATATCTAATATCCGCTCCGCGTATCTGGTTATTACTATGATTCCACGACGAACCAATATTTAATATTGCTATTGGATTTTTTTGTGTAGTAAATTGATTCCTTTGCATAATTGTCATCAAAGAACTATCAATATTCATTCGGAAATCATTTTTGTACATTAAATCAATATTTCCACGTCCTAATAACATCGAACTTCCATCGTTGTTCGTTAACTTTATACCTGTGTCACCGGTCATATCAATTGCCCCATTTTTCCCAACAAGGCGTACTCTATCAGTTCTTAAATCACCATGAATATCAGTATTACCGTCAATAACAATCTTATTCGACGCAATTTTGATCTGATCAGGCGTGATATTAATTTGCGAAACAACATTTTTATTGTTTACATCTGTTGTCCATTCAGTCCAACCACTACCAGTCCATCGTCTGGATCTATGTTCATAGCCATTGTCTTGATAAACCTCTTGTTTCAAGCGATCATTATTGTTTCCAGTTACATCCACGTAGACCCAACCACCAATTGGATTATTAGCAAGGTTTCTAACAAAGTAATGCCCCTGTGTCTTCATGCTATTAATATCTGCGGAATCAAGAGTTATTGTTGCAGTCTTGTCATCGTACGGTGAAGGTGTCCAAGGTGTCGCAACCATTCCATGCTCTAATTTCTGTGATCCGACATGTATGGTTCCATGATCTCTATTTAGTTCAGGTCTTACGCATAAATTACCAGCATTTTTCACATAAAATGTTGTACTATAATCAATCCATCGATTTTGATCGTTAACTCCCAGCATAGGCCTTCGTATCTCTTGAACTTGTGCTGTACCATTATATTGACTATCACCCATATAAGGATACACAGAATCATTACTATCTAGTCCGTTTAGATAAATCTGTGCACTCCACGTATATACTCCTGGCGTCACATATACAGTTTGTCCTAGACCTTGCCATGCAGTATGGTGTCCATAGGCTTTATGCCCTTTACTATCTACCCAACTATCGTCATACCATACATTATCACTGATATGATTCCAATCATTAGGATTCCAATAAGCAGTTGATTTTAGCAGATTAACTCCCTTATCTTTATCATCAAAAGGATGTGGGGTCCACGGGGTAGCTTTTGAGCCACGTTCAATTTTTACGTTCTTTATGCGTACATCATAATCACCTTGGAAGTAAATGATAAAAGCTTTGTCTAGTGATTTAATGGTTCCAACAACCTTGACTCTTTGATATGTATTCGTAACTGGTACTCCACTAGCTATATTTAGACTTTCACTTTCATTTTTTACAGAACTAAAAGTACCATTGCCTTTTATATCAAAGGAAAATACATATTGTTCCCCGACTTGAATTTGACCATCTGGGAATGCTTCACCCCATTTTGTATAAATTCCACCATTATTTCCCCATACATGAAGTTGAATAGTAGTAGCATCAAATTTTTCGTATCCAAGATTAACAGTACCATTAGTACCGATCCCTGTAGGCCAACTAAAATCAGCTGTCCCCCTCAACACATTTACACCATTGCCAGTGTCATTAGGATTAGGTGACCAATCAGTTGCTACATTCCCTACTTCTAACTTTTCATTTGACACATCAACCGTTTCTCCATCAACTCCGTGCCCGTCGGAATAAATAACATACGTTCTAACCCACCATGTATCGCTAGTTATCGTGATAGTCGCAGAAACTCTTTTATTTTGTGTATGAGCAGGGACTATTTCTGAATGACTATTTATGTTGCTAGCAGTATGTCCTTTTTCGCGCCCATTAAAAAGCCACATTTCTAAACTTACAGGATGATTTGAATTATTTGTTATTGTCGCTGAATAAGTAAATTGGTCACCACCATGAAAGTCCGCTGTAGAAGTATAAATATCTGATGCAGTAGTTTTACATAGATATCCACTACCCTGTAATCTTCTTGGCGTATCACTTGTTCCCCTAAGAAGATTTGTACCACCTATTTTCAGATTATTAAGACGATTATTCGTGTCGTTTATTCTATCATTTGTACTATTCAACTGGTTCTGAATTCCATTCGTAATATTATCTCTAACAGCCTGCAAAGTAATTGCATCACTTCTCATTTGGAATTGTGTTTGTGCCCATGACTGTGTAGCGTATCCCTTACCGTTTAAGATATTATTTACTTGTGTTTCGGTAACTTTACCTTGAATTTGACCGTTAGCAACGTCCCATTTTGTATTAACTTCTTTAATGGCTTCGAGTGTATCTTCGGGGGCAAGAGACCACTCAGTAGGCTTATTCCCTTTTTCAATCTTTAAGTGATGAATTACATTCTTTTTCCCTTGTGTATCCGAAGGATTTCCTGCATAAATCAGTAAAACAGTATTACCAACACCATTTATATTATCAACTTTAACCGTTGCACTTGATCTTTGTCCTGGTTTCAGTCTTCCTTGAACGCTTCTTGCATCAGTTGTGGTCTCATTATAAAGAATGACAGTATAATCATCTAAATGTCCATTACCAGTTAAGACTCCCTCTGCCGATATTGTGATTTGATCTCCCAACTTAGGTTGTTCGGCAAGATGAATAGTAACAAATTGCCAACCCTGTGTTCCTTTATTGTTAGTATCATCAATTACAATATCTTTATCTGTTCCAACTGCTAAGTTACGACCACCAATCTGAATCCCATCAACTTTGGTCTCAACCGAATTAACTTGAGTAGTAACCCTATCGCCAAGATTTTTAACTGACGCTGTAACTTCCGTCTTCACATTATTAACATCACTTATATAAGCACCTTGTTCCCAACCAGACCACCTTGAACCATTCCAACTTCTATATTTATGTTGATTATTTTGGTCAGCATACACATCTTGACGAATACGGTCATTATTATTTCCAGTCACATCTACATAAACCCATCCGCCAATGGGATTTCCTGTAAGATTTCTTACGAAATAATGACCTTGAGTTTTCATCTCATCAATATTTGCGGAATCGAGGGTTTGAGTATCAATCTTTTTATTGGTATTAGCAATTTGTTGGTTAATATCATCTGGATTGGGGGACCAGCTACTCGAAACCGTTCCCTCAACTAAGCGCTCATCTTTTACCTGAATAGAAATTTGTGGAGTGTTTCCCTGTAGTGTTTCTATATTTGTTCTTATCCACCACGTATCAGTATCCATAACAGTCGTTACATTTACCCTTGCATTGGGCTGATTTGCGCTAACTGGGGCCCCCAGAATTGTTTTTAGTTTTTTGCTTTTACTTTTATCGTAGCAATAGATAACTAAACGAACTGGATAATTAGATGGATTAGTAATCGTCGCTGCATATGTAAACTGGTTACCACCGTGGTAATTAGCCACAGATGTATAAATATCATTTGCTGTACTTTTAGCAAACCAATCGCTACCAGTTAATGTTCGATATTGGTCGCTAGTATTATGAAGAAGGTTCCTCGAACCAACACCATTCACAGTATCGCCTAATCTGTCAACATCACCTTTAACATTTGTAATCTTAGTTACAACTTGCTCAATCCCATCAGAAGTAAACTTCTCACTGGCTGTCTTCTGTTCATTAATACGTTTATTTAATTTGTCATCAAATTGAGTAGATAATTCATTAACGTGAATATTAATTTGGTCACTAGCTACTTTAATTGCAGCATCTTTAGCAGATTTAATTTCTGCGGAGGTATCTTCAGGAGCTGGCGACCAAGATGTTGATTTATTCCCTAACTCCAATTGTGGGTGATGATAAGTCGTCACAAAGTCCTTTCCTTCTATATTTCCCATATGCCCGGCATATAGATAAACACTATAATTTACCTCATCTTTAGGAAGAGTAAATGTCGTTGAGTGTCGTTTTCCATCTGCTGGAAAGACTAAGTTACCTGGAGCTTCTTTATTCTGTGCCTCGTTAAATATACGGATCGAAGCGTCCTTTACATTATTAGTATTAGTGGCAGAAACAGAAAAAGTATATGTTTCACCAGGAGTTAGATCATAGTAAACAACCTTGTATTTCCAGGCGGGCCAAGCGTCAGTTGTTTTCGATTCAACAACAATGTCTATTCCGCTATTTTTTATTAAATTAGTTCCCCCAACTTGGATTCCATCAACTGCACTCTTAATATCTCTTGTTACGTCAACAGAATTTGCTTTAATTGCAACTTCTTTAGCGTTCTGTTCAATCTTTGTGTTCTGTTTAAGGATTTGTTGGTTAATATCATCTGGATTAGGTTCGTAAGCACCATCATCAATAGAAGATAATCTTGCAGAGAAATTAGTAAAGTATAAATCACCATTACGCATCAAATGAGCTTTAACAGTCATATATTTTGCATCGTTACGGTCAATTCCTAAACGATACAATCCGCGATGTACTTTATGATCACCTAATAAATTCTTGCTTAAGCCTAACTCCGATAAAGTTACATATTTAAAATCTACACGTTTCTTAGCATCGTTATAGAGTTCTAAAAATAAAATGGATTCATTATCTAAGTTTGCCTTGTCCCCGCTTTTAATATCAACGGCAACAGTAACCTTACCTTGTTTGATATTAAAGTAGTTACTCGTAATTCCTTCAGGATTATTAGTTGTTAATCCTGATTGAGTTAGTTCAACCCAACGTAGCCCATTCTCATCTGAGCGAACATTAGCTTTAGCACTTATATTTTGCCATTGGTCAAAATCTTCATCTTTATTCTGAAATGAACTATTCCGAATAAGATTTAATGTACTATCACTGATCTGCCCAATAGCATCATTAGTGTATTTCTCGTATTCAGTCTTTAAGCCATGTGCTGTACTTTCAAGTTGACCTTTGAATTCGGTTATCTTGCCATTGGCATCTTGAAGATCCTTAGAAGTTTGCTTCAGCCCCTCTGCAGTCTCGGTGATTCTGGTATCAAGCTGGCGTTCTGTATCGCCCATCTTTTCTTGCTTTTTAACGATACCAGCGATTTGATCACTATAAACATTAAACTGAGATTCTGTATGCTCAATGTTCTCTGCAATATCAGCTTCATTCGGCTCCCACGGTGTAGCATTTTTGCCTAGTTCCAACTTATAACCGGCAACATAAATCGTGTTATTAGTAACCGATTGTTCTACACGTGGATAGATTGTCCCATCAGCTATTGCTTGGAAAGTAAGAGAATATCGCTTCCACTCAGTGCCAATATGAGTATCAGATTTCTGATATGGCTCTGTACAAGCTCGCTGTGAACCAGTACTACCTTCCGACAACATAATATAAGCTGAATTATTCTCACTTTGTTGCCGAGCGTAAAAACTAAAAGTATATTGATTACCTTTTTTCACCTCATATTGATATTGAATCCCATACCAATCTGAGGTTGATGAGTAAACCTTTAATCCATTCCAGTATCCGGGTTCTTCATGCCAATGATCTAGATTACTCCACTTGTCTCCGGCAAAATTCCGAGTACCTAGTAAAAGGTTCGTTTTATCATTCAGTAATCTGGCGACATCTCCACCGAGTTCATCTTTCTTAACGCTGATTTCTACGCCTTTAGCGGTTTCTTTCAGTTGCGTATCAAGTTTAGAAACAGCATTGGTTACCGTATCTAAGTCTTCGCGACTTGCCTTTCCAAGCAACTCATCTTTGGTCTGTTGGACACTTGTTTCTGCTCTATCGATTTGTGCCTTTAACGGGTCCAAATCTGTTTGCCAAACTTTGTGTTCAAATTTCCCATTAATATTAGTTAGCTCGTCATGAATTCTTCCATTATCTAGTTGGGCATTTTGCAGATCTGTACGAACCTTAGTCAAATCAGATTTTGTATCAATCAATTCTTGATTCATGCGATCTGCTTCTTTTTGAAGCTGTTCATGCATATTTTGAATTGATGCATCAAGATCACTAAAGGTCTTGGTGATTTGCTCGTCTAATTTAGTTGTCTTATCATCAAGAGCTGCCGCATCTGCCTTAGCCTTATCAATGGCCTCTTGCATTTCTTTCATTGCTTGAAGATAAGCTTGTTTTCGTTCTTCCGTTAATTGAGCTTCTTCGTTTTGCCACTCAATCCATTGTTGACTGATTTCTTGTTGATTTTTTACAGCATCAGCAACATCTTGAACTAATTGGTCATAGCCTTCTGGTTTTGGTGCTTTACTTGGATCAGCATTACCTCCACCATTCCAGAGCTCGTTGATGGCTTCGACAAGTGTTTCCTTTGAATCAGTCTTTAATTGTGCCAAATCACCAACAGAGCGAACTGTAGCGTAATGGTATTCTCCGTTTTCTAAATACTTAATCGTTTTCTCCATCAACGATTCCCCTTTTTGTAAAATCTATAAATTCTTGAAAAAATAAAGCCCGAGGTTTCGGACTTTCTGTCCATTCATAACCGTATAAATGGATTAATTTAATCTACTTAGTTGAAAGATGAATGGGGAGTCGAACCCCATCCAGCTAATTGCTATTCGATGTATTCGTAAATAGCTTGGTCGTTATTTTCATCAGCCAACAAGTCAAATTCCAATGAAAGGGAAGTTACTTGTTCTGAGTTTTGGTTGAATGTTACATTTGCAGCAGGCTTTACATTAGTAAAGTGAATTTGCGCAAACTTATCTTCACCGTCTTGGGAACGAATTACAGCATCAGCGTAAATTTCGTAGTTAGTTGCAAACTTAAGTGCATTAATAGTGTAGGAAGATACACCGTCTTGCTTTACAACGTAGTACACTGCATAAGCAGCACCGACAACGGCTTCATCAGAAAGTTGAATTCCGTTTCCACCATCAGTCATCTTGAAGTACAAGCCATTTAAGTTAGCTCCACTAGCATTTTCTTGTGCCTTCTTGATTGCATCTTCAGTTGCCTTAACAGCAGCGCCGGCTTCTTTAGTACCTGATGTAGCAGTAGTAATAACTACTTCAGCAGATTGAACTGATTGTCCTGCTTCATTCTTAGCAACAACTGTGTACTTGTATTCTGTTTCAGGAGTTAAGTTTGAGTCGTTAAATGAAGTACCAACAGGGTATCCAGTAGCTACTCCATTTCGGTAAACAACATAACTAGTTGCATTGGCTGTAGAACTCCAAGTAATTGTTGCAGTTGTGTCCTTAGCAGAAACAGCAACATCAGTTACCATTTGTGGAACTGAACCAGCGTCTCCAGAAACTAACATAGGGATTTCAGTAATGTGTTCACGCTTATCCTTGTCGTCTACACGGAATACAGATACAGAACCTTCAACTGGCTTTGCGCCTAAATCAATTAAGCGATCTCCTCGTAGTTGGAATACTTTTCGCTTAAAGATAGTATTTGTTCCCTTATGTAAGTCATCATCACCGGCCATCATTGCTAAGAGCCGAAGATCAAACATTTCAGTTTGAATGGTTAACTTACCAGTCCGTGCAGAGTCCCATGCAATTGCTTGTGTACCCTTCTTCTTGGCATATACACGGTTAGATTGCCATTGCGTATTTGTTTGGTTTGCGTAATCAATGTATAAAACGGGAGTAGTAGTACCACGCTTTACAAATGTGATATTTGACGCATCCTTCAAACCATAAGTAGACATATAATCAATGTCTCCTTTCGTATTTAGTCTTTATTTTTTTCATCAAATTTGATTAGTTTTATTTCTTCATTTAGATCAGGCATTTTCATATCTTTCGTATCGAACTTTTCTGATGTATAAATCTGATACTGTTTTTCTGATGAATACTTAGCGGTATAAGCAGATAAAAGATTTGAAAACTGGTAGTAGGTCATACCTTGAATATCAGCAAAGCTAATGTATCCAGGCGCAAATACTTCTAGCTGAAGGATTTGATCTCCTAATTCCGTTCCTTTTCTTTTCATGGCTTGTTGTAATCGACCTTTGTATGTGTTTTTCCACATTTGAATCTTTCTTGGATTACTTCCCACACCCTTGGGTGCAATCAAGTCCCTATTGGGCTTTGACAAAGTAACTGCTTTGATTAGGTTAGATAGGTCAATGTATGTTTCCCTGTCGATAATCCAATCCAGTTCTTCGCTTACGATCTTTTTATTACTCAAGATTTTGTACTGTTTTTCTTTCGTCCTAGTCCAGTATGAAAGTGCTTTCAAAAATTGCCGTAATAAAGTAGCGCCTTTACCAAACATGGCCTCTCCAACAAGGTCATTCATTTCATCATCAAAAGCCATATCCCATAGAGACGGGAATCTTTCTTCTATCAGATCAACCTGCTCAGGAACACCACTAAATTGTTCCCGAACCCCTGTTACAAAAACACGAGTACAATCACTAAAGTCATTGTTTTCTGCTTCTGCTAATTCACCAATTGTGGGAATATGAAAAGTTACCTTATCGTTTATAGGTATATCTTTCCCGAGAATCACATAAGAATAGTTAATTCTCATAGCAGACGTCCTTTACTTAAAGTCGTATACTCTCATCATTAGTTGGTAGCCGCCAAACTTATTGTTTTGCTCCCATAATTCAGAAAGTTGACCAATTTTTACAGTCCCGATTCCGTATCTTCTAGAATCGGAGAATAAGTCATAAATTCTAGCGAGTATTTGATCTTGCCTTTGTCCTTCATCGATATCCATAATTTTGTTATCAACAAGGATAAAGAAGTATAAGTACCCCATCACGAAATCACTATCTACGTGATAATGAATTTCTGGAAATGAGAAATTAGAAATCGCCATACCAATAAATGATTGCTGGTCCATAACTACCCCAGGCTTATATCTTGTTGGATAAATCCGACGCTTTTCTTCTCCCTCTGTTACCAGTTCATATTTTTGCTCCTCGGTTAAATCAGGACGGCTTAATGCATCAGATGAGTCATAATAAAGTAATTTTGCTAAATCATCATCCATTGCCATTGTTTCCATCATTTGCTGTTTCCACTCACTAATCTTCATAACTGAAGACACATGTTTTGGAGCCTCATTTGTAATTTCCTTTGCGGGCACTCTCTCATTCACTCCCTAGAACTTCTTTATAATTTTTATTGCAATATTTTTTATTTCATCATTGGCTTTTGCTGTGATTGTTACTGTTTGTCCAACTAGCTTATAGATGTCTTTCACAATCACAGTAATGCTATGATTATCTTTTTCTTTTACATAAAATGGAGAGTCTTCAAGGTTTCCAATCATCCATTCGGAGACATCTGCTTTAGTTCCATCAGAATTCATCGCTGTATAGACATAGGTATGCCCTAGGCGAGCTTTAATTGTTCCTTCGATATTCCATTCAACTTTTGGCTTTTCGTCCTCAGAACGGCTGTCAGAGCCGTCTGTAGGCATAGTCAACTTAGATACATCTTTTATGGAATCGTCTTCGTCTTTACCTCCAGAATCCCAATAATCAGCTATTTCCAAATCAGAATTATCGGTTTCCGGATTCTTTGTATCTTCGTCTAGTAACCAGTTAACTAACCCCGGTCTTGATACGTAGTCAGCGAATTCAATTTTATAGACTTGACCAGCAATCCAAAGTCTTGTCCCAACTTTTACCGCTCTTGTTTCTGGAACATCTTTGATGTAAACAGACATTTTCGCATTCGCTAATGCGATATTTTGTCCTGAGAATGACACCCCTAAGGTATATAATGTCTGGTTCTGTACATAAGCAGGCCAACCTTTCCCAAAGTTGCAAATCAGCTTACTGTTCTTGTTCGTCAACCATTTAAGCCGTCTGTTCGTATGCTTTATCTTTAATTGTTGATGAGAAGGAATCGTTTTATACTCTTCAGTAAAAACCATCCATGTTTCGTCCGCCCATTCAATATATGAGCCCACACCAACTTCAACTGAATTTGGGACAACAACGTACTTGTCATCAGATAAATCTTTATTGTTGCTTTGCGAATGATCTTGAAAGACTGCCTGAGTTGGAACACCATCAATAATACAATCATGCTTAGTTAGAGTATCTTTGTAGTAAAGATTAAAGCCCTCAAGCTGCCGATTATAATTTCTATTAACTCTGTTGTCCCCAATGACTCGTTGCTTTCTGCGGTATGATGTCGCAAAACTACTCATTTCATTTCACCATACAGTTCTGGATCTGAGTATTCTAATCGATTGATTTGAGCGGTAATCTCCCTACTCAATTGTTTCTCCATAGTCTGGAGACGGTCCAAGTATTGATATCCCTGAACCGTATTAAAGTCTCGATCACCAATCGCTTTTCGCATTAACTCTTCCGAATTCAGATGTTCACGAACCCACTCAAGTTTCATTGCCTGTGCAAGTAAAGCAATTTCTACTCTTGTCATCTTGAAGTTAAATCTCTTATTTTCAGGATCGTCATCCATGAAATCTTTAGCTATATAAGTACTGAAAAGTAATCGACCTGAATCCATATATCCATATAAGACGCTTTCTAATTCGTCATCATCCATTTGAGCGAAGTCATATGAATCTACTGTATTCAAGAAAACCTTGTAGACTTCTTCGTAATATGTATATTTAGGGTCATTACTTCCATTTGCCATGAAAGACTCCCCTTTCAAATAATATTTAGTGACCTTCTACCGCTTTAACGGACACATCTACATCCGCCCAGAAATCCTCATCTCTGTTATTAACAAGGTCTTGTTTGTCACGATTTGTTAAGCGTCGTTGTTTATACATCTCAACCGTTGTCATAACGATCGCATTTCTTAGTGGAGTTTTAAGTGCTTCCTTAAATTCGTCTATATCTGAATCAACTACAAAGTCAGCAAGAGCATCTGAATACAATGCTTCCACCTCATCAAATTCGTCTTCATTAAAACCTTCTACAAATTTAAGGTATGAACTATAAACATCTGTTAATCGCAATCCGCGAACAACATCCATAATTGAAATATCTTCGTCAGAGTTAACGTCAATTATTAACAGAGACATATTTTCAAAATACTTTTTTAGCTTTCTTGCCTCAGAGTATGTGATGTATTCTTCATCACCGTTCTCTTCTAAAACAATTGAAAGTACCCCATTCTTTGATTCGTAAGCAAAAGTACCATAAGTATTATTTGCAACTACTATTTCAGTTGAGGGGTCAATAATTTTGCGCTTCCGGCGCTTTACTTCACGTGACATTCTCAAAACCTCTCTCTCATATGTTGTCACTATAACTAGATGGGGAGTCGAACCCCACCCAGCTTACGATTAGCCTAATTCAGCCATACCGTATACTTTCATTTGAAGAGCCATGATTCCCATACGTTCGATGGTCTTAAAGCCCATTTGTAAATCATTCCGTCCTGTGTAGTCTGGTTCAACAGTGATAGCGTCACCTTCCATTACCACACCAACGATCTTTTCACCTTCTGGAAGAATCAAAAGCTTGTTATCATCAAGGGCGAATTCATCTTTGTTAACCTTAAATGCTTGTGGAATTTCGTTTAACTTCAATCCACGAACAACACCAAGGAAGCCCTTTTCATTTAATTCGTTCTTCATATCACCTGAGTAGAGATTTACGTTTGCCATTTCTGCTAACTTGCTTAAAGCAGCCTTGGTTCCATAAATTTCTACATTACGGTTAGCTTTAACTTGAATACGTTCTGCAAGCTTAACAACTTGATCAAGAGTTGCTTGACCAGTTACCTTGTCAGTAGCATTAAGTAATGAGTAACTGTCATTCAATGCTTCTGCAATAGTAGATTGAATGTGATTTGTAAATGCTTGCGCCACACGATCAATCAAGTTACTCCAGTCAATAGTTCCAGTCATAAATTGGTGGAGTTCTGTGTATACAGATGCACCAAAGTCTTCTGTTTCAATTGAGTAATGAGTGTCCTTGATAGTTTGCCGACGAATATCTTGGTCACCGGCTGCTACGCGACCTACCCGAATAGCCTTTGGATCTTGTACTTGGAAAATCGGTTTTTCACCAATAGCAACAGTACGAATGTCAGCAATGTTAGCAAATTGGTCCGTTAATAAACGTGGAACAACTGCGTCAACCGCTTCAGAAATTAATTCGAAAACATCATACTTGTTTTTACCCCAAGAAGTAGGAGTAAATTCTCCACCAAGTGCGTCTAAAATAGCGTTACGCATTGCTTCTTGACCTGATACACCGTTCTTGCTAAATTCACGCTTGAAGTATAGGTCGCGAGCAAAATTCATAAAATCGTTTCTTTCCATTTGAATATTTACCTCGTTTCCTTATTAGCGAATAGCGATTACAAACATGTCGCCGTAAAATCCTTGATTTTCTTCGCCAATAATTTGTGCGATACCGCGACCTTCTGTTTTCTTGAACCCTAAACCATCGTCACCAATGGTTAATCCGTCACCCTTCTTTGCGCCAGCTACTAAGTCTTTAGTCACTGAAATAACATCGCCCTTTTCCATATGGAAAGCACGACCAGTTTGTCCTGCCTTAGTAACATAGTCTGCAAAATCAGTATTTGGATCATATCTGGTAAAACTTGTAACAAGAAGAACATCAGCTGTATCTTCTGCCTTTGCCTTTTCCGCTAAACGACGTTCACCGTCTGCGTCAAGAAGGCCTAAAGTTAACCATTGACCGTTCTTTAGATCTTCTTTGGCTACAACGCTGTCAATATGCGCAGTAGATTTAATCTTGTCTAAAATAACTTCAGCCATAGATTTATAAACCTCTTTCTCTCTATCTAATTATTTGTGGAATAAAGCATCTGCTGTGCCATATCCGTATTCGCTCTCTTTTTTCGCAGAGAAGTTTGTTGTTGGAACTCCTCCACGCTTTGGAGTAGAAAACTCATTTTTGTTCTTTGAATAAATTGCGTAGGCAATTTCCTTTTCAACATCTTCGACAGACATTTCTGAGAACTTGCCACGAATATCTTTTATTTGTTCTGCCGATAACGAAGTCTTAACATCGTTTAATGCCTTTTCCTTTTTAGACATTTCAATGCTGTTCTTGTATTCCGTTAATTCCGCAATTTGTGCTTCTAAATTAGCTAATTTATTGCGATCTGACTCAATCTTGTTTTTCTCTTCTTGAGTGACATACATTGGGAAAACCTCTGTTTTATCACCTAACTTGATTGAGTCATCAGCATTTACTGAATATTCAATACGGAAGTATTGAGCATTGCCGAATTCTTCCTTTTCTGCCTGAACAATTCCGTAATCCTCGTAAGTAGATTCAAGAAAAATCCAGTGGAACTGTTGGTCATACTTAGACCGAACCGCATCAATAAAAGCTAATTCCCGAGCACTTAGTGATAACTCAAATTCAACTTTGTGCTTCTTTTTGCCATCACCACAGGCGAATTTCTTTTTGTCCTTAGAATCGTCATCTTCAGCAGAGTCATCCTCAGAATCATCATTGTCTTTATCATCTTCATCTTTTGCGGAAGCGCTTTCATTTTTAGGTAAAGAAATACCCTTGTCGTTGTCCTTTTCAACAGACATAGTAGCTTCGTCTTCATGTTCATCAGAAACAGCTTGCGCTTCATCATGCTCGCCAGGCGCAGCGGCTGCCTTATCTTCAGTAGTTGCGGCGCTTGAACCAGACGGCGTAGCACTTGAATCAGTAGGTGTCACAGATGGCATTGCTGATGGTGCTAGTTTAGCCGCTGGCTTTGCAGATTCATTCTTATCATCAGAAGTTTGTTTTTCGGCTGGCTTAGAAGCACTGCTGGTAGCTGATGAAGTAGCCTTCCCTGGCTCACTAGCCGTGGAACTTGAAGCAGGCTTTTTGTCTTCTTCCTTTACAATGGCTGCTTCTTCTTTTTGCTTTTTCTTAGTTGCCAAAGCGTATTCTCCTTTCTCAGCCGAAAACTCGGCTAACATTTCTTTAAAAGTTGACTTAAAGTCTTCTTTACTAAATACTGTTGAAATCGTTGAACCAGTCATTGCTGGCGGTACATCATCACCAAGAATACATAATCCAGTGAACATAGCACTTGTAAATACTAATCGCCCTCTGTTGTCTGTATATCCTTCAACGTTTCCCACTTCCATTGATTGCCCTTTAGAACCACTTGCATCGTTAAATAGTTCTATAGCGTCAATGAATCTTGTCCAGAGATAGCCGTCGGTCACTAGCCATTCTTTGCCACCAGTAACTTCGAAATGAGCATTATTATCTTCTGGAACAAACCCATACGCATGAGTATTAAACTTGATCTTGAATTTTCCATCAGTAATGTCCAATGTCTTTTCATGACCCCTAAAGTCGCTTTCTCCATTAGAATTTTCACTAATCAGACCCAATATAGGAATATTCGAAAGTGAGGGAATCATATTCTCCAGAACATCTTTGGAAAATACAGAATTATTTAAATTCTCACCTGTATGAGCTATATAAATCTTCACTTTTTGGAAGCGAGAATCCGTATTAGATTCAAGCTCTTCAAAGTGAGTTGGTAACTTTATTGTCGTTACTTCAATCATTTGTTTGACCCCACCTATTGAGCGTCATCGAGCCGGTCAGTATCATCCGTTGGATTATCTGTTTCTGGTCGGCCAACGTTACCCTTATTTGGATTGTTTATATTGCTATTAGGCGCTTTAGGCGCTTTAGGTGTCGCCTTTCCACTGCTATTCGCAGCTTCTTTGCTTGAAATGGTATTAGACGTTGGTTTAACTACCATAATTGAGTCAATGTCCAACGCCTGTTGTTCAAAACTTAATTGTGAAATTACCTGATCTGGAGTAAATCCAACAGATGCTAAGTAATCAAGTCTTGAACCACCGTAAGATAATTGATCTTTATAGTTAGCAATATCTTCTTTTAAGGTGAAGTTCGATTCTCTAATGAACTTCAAATTCCAAGGAATCTTGTTCTGAGTCTTAACTTGGCTAAGTTCAAAGTTGTAATATGCTTCAAGCATTGGGAATAAGTTTGTATAAATCCAGTTTGAATCCTTTTTTACTGATTCCTTTACAATATTTGAACTAGTAGTTTTTCCACCAAATAGTGAGGAACTAATACCCAAGTCGTAAAATAACTGCTCCAGTCCATTATTTACAGTGTCGTACACACCTTCGTTACCAGACCCTTTTAATGGGACATTATCTAACGAAGATGGACTCGTAATAGAGACAACACCATCTGGTAATCTTGACCTCATTTGATCGTCAAAATTCCGAGCAGTTTTAAGATCCAGTGTTGGCGCTCCGTTACTATCAGTTGGTAGTTTGGAGTGAATAATTCGGATCGTATCAAGCTTATCTTTAATATCAATATTATCTTTAGCAGCATCTAGTGAAAGACTATCTGCTAAAACACTTGCGAATGGTGAAATCGCAACTCCACCGTTATTTATTGCGTTATGGTCAAATGTAAAAGCAAATCCATCATCTGAGACCATATACCACTTACGGTCATACCAATCTTGATCATCATCGCTAATACTATTGTCATGATATTTATCAAAAGCTTGCTGAAGTTCATTAGGTAATTCGTCATATTGTTCTTGCTTTAGTTTGGAAATATCGACTCTAAAACGATATACACCATTTTCTAAGTTAGAAATACGACACCACTCTGGAGGAAGCTTCATGTAAGCTATTCCCGTAGAATCCTCAATCTTCACATAGAACGTAACCCCATCAATCAATGTGTCTTTGAAGAACTTAGGAGCCCAATAGTTGACATTTAACATATTGAGCTGGTAGGCCATATCTATGTAATCTTGTTGCATATTACCTGCAATAGCGTATTGTTTATTACCAAGTACAGGATATATTGAATAATTGTATGTCGGGTGCGCTACGTAATAATCTATGACACCGCTTACAATTCCGCTGTTTAAATATGCCTGTCGTAACGTTGCTGCTATTGTGGCAAAATTATCGGCAGGTCTCTGTAAATAGCTCTTTATATTTTTCTTTTCGGTAGCTGCGTTAGTACTTGGCTTAAACCGACTCTTGGGATCCGCTAAAACAGAAGCATATTCAGCGTTTCTTCTACGAATGCTTGCTATATTTCGCTCATAGGTGCGTCGTCTCCCTCGCATATTTCTGCGTTTATTTTTCAAAACTCCACCGCCTATTTAGAGCATGAAGTAAGCATAATTATTAGATGCTTCTTCTTTTAATTCTTTTTCTAATTCATTTGCATAGTAATTACAGTAAGCAATCGAACTGTACCTATCCTTAGTCGTTGTTCCGACTTCGTAAATCTTGATATATCCAGTTCTAACGGTATATTCAAGGTTTACCAATTCGTTGACCAATGCAGTCGCTTGAACATATGGATATAAAACCTTAATTTGTTCTTCGGCCGGCAACTTTCGATATTCCTTATCTTCCTGTAATTCTTCGCGCTTTTGAATGTCATTCATAGGTAATCTGAGTTTTCCAGATTCAATGACATTCTTTAGGGAAACTGCAATTTCGTGGTTGAAAGCCGCATTTGCCTTAACCGTATATACACATTTAATTCCCTTAGTTTTTGTTCTATCGTTTGTTTCGTCATCATTGATACAAGCCCAGGCTGGATATTCTATATCACGATCTTTATCTGTAAGGACGGTTGTACAAGCATCAAATACTCCTAACCCATTACCATTCGCATCCATAACTACATAATCGGCTTCAAAGTCGTAATATAGTTGTTTTAAACGAATAGCTAAGTTCTCCGAAGAAATTGACTCTTGAATACTTTCCAAATAGACAACCTGGCGCTTATATTCATCACCCTCACGAATTAACCTCATCAACGTAAATGCTGATGTATCGTTCTTAACGAGCTTATTTCCACCCATTAAGGCAATATCAAGGGCTACTATTCTAATTTCATTTACTTTATCGACACGTTTGAAATTCGACAACATTCTTGGTTTTGATCTATGTTGATTTTCAACGAATTCTTGATTAGTTGGAGGTCTAAACGTCTTTCCCACCGTTCTAATCTTATTTAATGGATCAAGCTTGAAGTAGGCTTTATCATTTTCACCAACAAATATAGTTTCATATTCCATATCAAAACTCGTTTGATCGAATGTGTCACTCGTTCTTTCGGCATCAACTGCACTCTGTGAAAGTAATCCACTCTTAACCGATAATTGATATGGAAGAATTGAAACGAAATAACGCTTATCCGAATTGGTCATTTTCTTAAAATAGCTCTTGAATTCGTCCCATATCCAATGCGACTTATACCAAGCAGAAGAAATGTAAATCTGTTTGTTTTCCTCTCGCTTTAAATGACTATATTCTGGTTTCGATAAATATGGTGGCTGGCGGTAAACGTTAAGCATCGGTTTTAGAATCTTATCCAATGTTTCTTTCTTAATTAGACGAAATTCGTCACAGATTAAGATATTACAACGTAAACCACGAGCACTTTCACCAGATGTAGCGGCAAAGATCCTCGATCCATTCTTAAACTCAACCTTTGCCTCATTGACCGTCGTTTTAATATGGTCCTTCTTGTAACCTATTTCGTATCGAACTGCTGCTGATTGATCGTAAAAGTCCACTATCTTTTGTGAAATGATATTTGCAGCTTGGCTTCTTGTCAGTTTTGTTATCGTAAAGGCTTTTTATCCTCTACTTCTTATGATTTCTCATAAGCTCGGCATATCTTTTCATCTCTGAGAGATGACCCGGCCTCGTGGATTCATTATTTCAGAATCTATGCTCTGCACGTGTTCGCTTTCTCGCGACCTTCCGCTCTGATTACCATGCTTATATCAAGTTTAGGCTTCCAGTTTTTTCCGGGTTTATTATCTGCATTGTTGCCAACACAGACGGCAAATTCTTTTCTTGATCGTATATATTTTAGATATTTTCTATTGAGTACTGAATTATAAGTAATTCCTTCAGCCTTATATGCGTAATCTAATATTTTTGAAACATCAGAGATGGCAGACGATGTTATTCGCCAATTACCATCAGACTTCCCATATAATCCCACACGTACATCTAACGTAGACTCAAAAAATTGTTTCATAGCAAATAAGAACGATTTATCTGCACCCGCAACTGTAAACTCGGCAACGCGCCTATTACGATCATTACGGATACGCGAAGTAAAAGCTCCATCTCCATCTATAAAACCTCGAATATAATGTGGCATAAGTTCTATAGAAACTTGCTCTTCTGTTGGGAATGGCAAAGAATATGTTTTTCTTGGATATAATCCAAGTCTCTCTAAATCCTCAACCATGCTTGCTGAATAAATAACGATTTGACATTCTTCAGAACAAATATTTCGCTTTTTGTTTACTGATTCATAGTATGTAATTGGGTGATTTCCGTTAATACATTCTCTGAATTTTTTAAGGTGTTCATCATCACTTTTTTGCAACCCAATTTTAAGACGCTTCTGTGAACCCTTTTCAGAGCTTGTATCTATAATGCATCCATCAGCAGCAATGAATCCTAGCCAATATGCTTTTTCTGGCGTATCAATTGTATTGAAATAGGAAGCATTAAAGCTATATTTGTATCTTGATCGACTTAAGCCTAAATATGGAAGATGTTTTCTTATGGATCCTACAGATCTCTCCAAACAATCGCCTATTTCTCGGCATGTCATTTTCCCGTAATTATCCTTGAGGAACTTCTCTTCCTCTACGGTCCATCTCTTCGTTACTCTTACGATATGTATCCTCCCAAAATATATACGTTTCTTTTTTACCTGAAGCCAATACTATTTTTGTTCCAGGGTATAAAATACACCGAACAATACAGTACAAAGCAATAAGGAAACTTTTTCCCTGACCTCTCGCCGCAATATACATGAAGAAATCAACCTTATTCATCATGTAAAACAACAATTTCTGATAAGGCTTCAGGTTAACTCCAAGATAATCTTTTACGAATATCTGTGGGTTTCTTCGCCAATATCCAACCCATTTCATCAGGTTGCGTTCCCGTTTTTCAAAATAGCTAGACTTTTGTTGTGTCTTTTCAGTCTTCATATAGACTTTCAACCTCCTTTTCAGAGGCGACACCAAAGGTTCTCTTCATAGGAATCACGAACCATTTTTCAATGTACTTCTTTAAGCCAGCAGCGTCTTCGTATTTATCGCTATCTGGAACAGGTTCACTAAGTTCCCAACCTTGAATTCTTTGACCTAACGTCTTTCCACTGTCATCATTCCCACTAAGCACAGCGTCAAAACCTAAATCCTTTGAATCTTCTGAATATGCTTTACGTAAGGCAGTGATCGCCTTAGAGTCTCCATCCATAAACGCCTTATCCAATGCGTCCTTCAACTTTACATTGGCAACATATCTCTGAATCTCAAATGCCGTTGTTGCCGGTTTAATTGCAATAAGACCTTGTAGCACATTCTCAAAATAAGCATATTCTTCTTCGTTATATCCCTTGCCCCATCTACTTTCTAATTCGGGGGTAATACTTACTGTTTCCTCGGCATGATCTGTTGTGAATACAGAATCTGAGAAGGTCTTGAAATTCTTATACGGAGCTATTTTCTTTAAGTATTCTCCGAAATTAGGGTTCTTGCTTGTTCTTTTTACGTCAATATAAAGATTCTTGACAAAGGGAATATTTGCGAATTGAGCCATTTCAATAACTGAATCCTCATTGCTAAAATCGGCTACCATATTGGCGCAATCGCGACATATAGAAAAGCTAGTATCAAGTAATAAGTTCTTGTGTCTCAAAAGTTGGTTAGACCTTTTTTCTTTACCACAGATGACACATATCTTTCCCGCCATTGACTCACCTCTCTACTTCATAATTGCTTCGTGAGTTTGTGCTAGATTTCTTAATATGTGAGCATATCGGTCAAGGTCTGCCATGTTATGAATTGATAGTTCTTCGCACGCTTCAATTTCGTCCATTTTTCTAAGCACGAACTCAACATGCTTCTTGAGGGCGACATCAATATCTAAATTCATATGATTGTCCCCTTCGCCACATAACTTACGCTCGTGTAGTTTTCACAACAGACAATAATCTCAGTTTCATTTTTTATTTGTTATTAAGGAGGTTTTCACTGGTTATTATCTGCTTTGAAAATCACACGAGCGCTTCCGTGTGACATTATTTAGTTCGGACTGCTTAACCAACCCAACAGCCCATTCGATCGTGGGTTTTTATAGTTCCATGGACTAACGGATGAACTGTTAACTTAATTATTCAGCAATCTTCTTTGATAAAGTTGCCTTGTGTACGTGATGTGCTGGGACTTCAATTAATTCACCAGTTACACCAAATACACGCTTGTAAGCTTCTTTGTACTTACTTTCAAACTTTGCAAAACCTGTAATGTTTACTGACTTGTTGTCCTTCATAATGGACTTAATACCATTAGTAAAGGCGTCCACAATCTTCTTAGCTTCAACCTTTGTAGTTTCTTGTTGCTTTGCAATAATTTCAATTAAATCTTTCTTGTTTAACATATTTTTCTCTCTCGCTCTCTTGTTAAAATGTTTATTTTATACGGTGAGGATATGTCAGAGTCGAACTGACTAATACCCTTAATCCTCATAACTCCGCGGTTCGCAACAACCGCGAAGAAAAATGGTACAAACGCAAGTATTTTACGACTAGGCAGATTTTTTGTTATCTACCTCTCCATTAAAGTAAGGGCAACCGTTTTCTGCGTGAACCCTTTTTAGCGCATTTTTACAGATTTTTGTTATTTTTTTTGAAATATTTTGTCGAGATACACCGTAAATACTGGCTATTTCTCGGACGTTCCTTTCCCCATCAAAATAATTTAAAAGAACCTTATCCGAGTCTTTTTTACATCCTTTCCAGACAATTTTTTGTAACTCTTGGAGTTCTTTTAATAATTCAAACGAATACTCATCTATGTTTAACTTTCTTATGTTTTTATGCAGACCCATTTTGATAAAGTTTCGGAGAACATTGATGCTAAGATTATCAATGCCAAAAAGTCTCTTAATATAAGCATTTTTATCCGAGTTCTCTTTTATTTCATACTGTTTTGATAAAATCTCATCGGTCCAAGAATCTACATTCTCTGTGAGTAATATCGCCTTTGCTTGTCCTGTTCTGTAATAATCATTATTATTGGCATAAAATGGGAATTCGTTATGTTTAGGGGTATCTATATCTCGACTATGAAATAAATACTCACTAATCCTATTATGGAACCACCCCGAATAGCTCTTCTCCATTAATCTACCTTTATTCAAATCATCTCTGGTAATCTCTTCAAAGAATTCTGTGCTAAGTTCCTCTTCTACATTCTTTTTTCTTTCTTCATACGTCTTCAAACTCGTATTAAATAGTTTCTCGCTCACTCAATAACCTGCCTTCTAGCTTTTATAATTTTAGTTATTTTTATTCTTTATTTACTTGTATTAATAATTTGAAAAATAAAAAGGATAAGTAAATATTAAATTTAAACCGTACTTTACTAAGATTTATTTTACTAAAACTACAACAGGTTGTCACAGAATTCAGAAAATATCCCGCGATTATTCAAGAACCTCTTTGATGTGTCCCTTAGCAAGTTTATATTTAATATTTTCTTTTAGAATAATGCAATCCATAATATCGGCGTAGATAATCTTTTCAGGTGCTTTTGTTTCTGAAATAGAACATTTGAAATAAGCAATGACATAATTATCTCGTAACCATTTTATGTGGGTTTCCATGGTTGATTTAGGGATTCCTAGTAAAGTAGCCATATATGCAATTGGTTTTTCGATTATTTTGTTTCCGTTTTTCCCTTCAAATATCATTGATCTAAAAGCTGCATATACGGCCAGCCTTCTCAACAAAGCTTTTCCTTTACATTTTTTTATAATTATTTGCGTGTTCATTGGATATATTCTTGCATAGGCTTGTTCCTTTATCTCGGTCAGCTCTACACATTCAATACCATGTATCTGCTTTGAACGAATTAAATCCTTACTTGTTAAGTGATCAAGCATTTCTTTAATACTATCAATGGTATTTTTATATGAACCACTTAGTTTTTTTTGTTTATATATTGCTTTATACAAAGATTTAACATCACTTGGAAATGATATTTTTTCCCCATTTGTTGAAAAAATTCTTCCCGCTCTAGTTATTAGAAAAACATATAATCCAATTTCATCAATTGTCAATGGATTTTCTAGCTTATGATTAAATACATTTTTGTTAACAGAGCCATAAATATATGGTTGTATTAGTTGTTTATGTATCGCGTCATATTTATTTATTATTTCCACGTAATGCCTCCAGAAAAAACTGCCTCCCTACGCGGAGGTAGTTTTATTTATTTATTACTATACTAATTTGTTTATTCTATAAAGAATAATTTATATATTATATAAGACCCGGATTTATGAAGATTAATCTTACCTTTTCTGGGTCAGATATTTGGAAAAAAGTAAGTTTAATCTTACCTTTTCTGGGTCAGAAGCTTTAAAACATCAGTTTAAACTTACTTTTTCTGGGTTTTGCTTTATATCAACGTTTTCACCATACACTACTTCTGTTGGCTTGTCACAAAATTACGAAAATATCCCGTAATTTATTACTCAAAACTACTCTCCTAGTTTGTAGATTGGGATTATTGGTTTACGATTTTCTTTTTGCATACGTAATTGAAGCCGTTTCAGAAACAATGCTGGATAGTAAGTGCGCACTTCTTCTTCGGTAGTGTTTAAGAGAATATCTAATTCTTCTCGTGTATATGGAGTATTCTTACTTGGTTTAGTTGATTTTTTAGTATTACGCTTTACTTTTGGCTTTTTTACATTGTTTTCGTAGTAATTAATCATATCTTGGACGCACCTATCTCCTCGTTTAAGTGCATTACTAATAGCAGCCTTAACATAAGCGATAGGGCTGGTGATTTTACGACCAAAAGCTGATTCAACGACATAGTTGACCATATCTACGTCAGTTTGCTTGATAAGAGTATGAAGTTCTAGTGCTACTTGTTTTGTGACGAATCCAAAAGTTTTTACAAATGATTGCTTAATTTTCTCTGGTAGTGTGTTATATGGATTTATTGGTTTAGATTGTGTTGGTTGTGATGATTGAATTGGATTTAATTTTCCTTTACGCGCGTGCGCGTTATCATCCAAACCATTATTATTTAAAGAAACATGAGATAAACTAGAGTGAGATAAACTAGTATCGGGTTTTGAGGAGCACGTGGATTCAGAAATCCGACTCACGTTAACATCAACGTTTTGAGAAGATAATTTAAGATTTTTGCAGAATTCAATTTTAGATAAAATAGTCCATGTAGAAATAGTCTTTTGAACTGAGATTGTATGATTTTTCCATGGCAAAAGAAGCTCAACATCCTTTGGTGTTTGTTGAACAGGATAAACGTAAATTTTGTATCCTTTTAAGCCATCACGTACGACTTTGATTAAGTCTAAATCTACTAATGCTTTACGAAAATCAGTTATTTTTTGCTTTGATACATGTAGTACCTTGGCAGCTAATTCATTTGTAAAACGAATAAAGACTCCCATGTCATCAACGAATGCAGTATTCCCTAAACGAGCGTTATTCATTGATGCAGAATAACGGTCAGCGTAAAGAGCGTACAACATCATTGCACGGGAGTCTAAATTCTTATATTTTGGATTTTCGAGTAAATCTAGGTTGATACCTAGAAATGCTTTTTGGTTATTCATTGTAATTGGCCTCATTTCATAATAATTTTTGAAATTGAGTACACCAAATAAGCCGAAAAGCCTTGAAATCTTTAGAGTATGAGTTATAATAGATACATAAACATTAAACCGAATACACTATTAATGCCTAAATTTCACTATTAATTTTGGTTTAATTCATAATTTTAAGACTTATTTGGAAGAACTAATCAACTGCCTAATTTCGATTAGTTCTTTTTTTGTACTCAGATTTAACAATCAAGAGTGCCTAGTTCTATCATGCTAAATCATCACACTCCGTGGATATATTTAAAATATCATAGTCTATTGATAATAGCAATTGGTAATTTATGAAAAATTACACAGTTGCCTGTAGCTTAAAAACTCCAAAGGAACCAAAGATGGAATGGCTTTGGTTTTAGAGGATATTGATATTTTAATTAAATTATTTGTGTGTAAGTTAATAATCTGTATAAGAGTTTGATATGTGTTAAATTATTTCTCTTTTTGACAGATTGAATAGACTTTAGGATAATCTGGAGCAATCTATTAAGCTTATTCTTGTTTGTTAGGTTATTAACTTACGATTTAAAGATACAACAATGTGTTGAAAAAGTAAACGATTATTTTTTCTTGTCATTACCCGTAGATGGGTTAATTATTATATTTTGCATTAAACATATAGCAAATAATGCAAAGCATATCAGAATTATGAATAATGCTAATAATGCAGTGGTGAAAACATAAAAAAGCCTTAACAGTGGGTTTTGTTTAGGATATAATATTTGTATACATGTAATGCAAAAAATGCAATTAATACTAATATTACTAAAAATAATGAGGAAATGAGGGAGACGAATGCCTGTTCTAGTTTATGCTAATTTTAAAGGTGGCGTCGGTAAAACAACCAATTCTGTCATGACTGCATATCAATTAGCCAAGAAAGGTTATAAGACTTTAGTGTGTGATTTAGACCCACAATCGAATGCAACACATTTATTAACGCGAACATATGCACGTCAAAATAATCAAAGTGAGAAAGAGTTTGTCAAAGAACTTAATAAGAAATCAAAAGATAAACTTTCGAAGGCAGATATAGATAAAGAAGTTGAAGAGGTTTTTAAGGAAAGAGAAAGAAAACAGCTTCGAATAAAAGAAACAATGATGTTAGCTCTTAGCGAAGGAGATATAAAGAATGCTATCGTTAAGGTGATGGACAATTTATATTTACTTCCTTCTTCTGATGACTTTACAGAATACCCCGATTTTTTGGAAATGACATTTATGCCCAATGAAGAAAACTATAAAGAAAAAAGAATTTCCTACTTTGCAAAACAATTAGATAAAGTCAAAGAAAATTATGATTTTGTTATAGTAGATGTTCCACCGACTCTATCAGTTTTCACTGACTCCGCAGTTTATGCAGCAGATGATATTATTATTGTTTTACAAACACAACAAGATTCGCTAGATGGCGCCGAGGCATTTTTCGTGTACTTACAAAAAATGTTTAATAACTACCCTGCTATTAGTTTCAATATTCTTGGAGTGCTTCCTGTCTTACTTGAAAATAGAGCAGGATTGGATACGCAAATTTTGAAAGACGCGAAAGAGTCATTTGGTAAAGATGGAGTCTTTAAGAACATAATTAAACATATGGAGCGTCTTAAGCGATTTGGTCGTATGGGAATAGCCGATAAAGATGCTGAATATGGGAAGGGTGACTTCCACGATATAAAGGTACACTATGTTTACAATCGGCTAACAGATGAAATATTAGAACGGTTAAAGAAATTGGAGGGATAAACTTTGGCTGATCTATTTAGTGATTTTAATAAAGAGAACAAGAATAGAAGAAAGAAAAATGCTACTCCGGGAGTGGCAGAAACAAAACCCTCAACTCCAGAAAAGAGATATGATGCTTCTGCTCATCAGAAAAAGACCACCGAAAAGAAACCAGAAGTTAAAAAAAGAGGTAAAGGTAGACCAAGAAAAAATAAGTCTACTAAGATGATTAGGATTAGCGATCAAGCGGTAGATATAATTAATGCTTATAAACAAGTGGCAAATTGTGAATCACAGGATGATGCTATTATTGATGTATTTAGAAAATATATAGAGAGTGGCGCAATGAGTGATAGCGATGAAAAAGTATTCAGATTACTTCTCGAACTTAAAAAGGTAGATAGTTTGATATACGATAAAGAAGAATTGAATTAATAAAAAGAACACTTTCGTCATAAAGATGATAGAGAGTGTTCTTTTTATTTGCATTAAATGTCTCACATAGATTATTTGCAATATATGAATTATGAAGACTATAAATAATACTAGCATTATTTATAATGCAAAAAATATTGAAACTGTGAAAAACAATGGTATAATTTGTTTATATCAAAAGCAATATTAGTATTATTTGCTATATATTTAATGCTAGTTAAATATGCATTACTTGCAATATAAAGAATATTTGCATTAAAAGGGAGTGAGATTAACGAATAGTAAATTTGTTAAGTATCTTAAAGACTAGCTCAAGTTGGTAAATAATATCATATAAAAACTTAAAATGTCATATTTTATTGTTTCTACATAATATAAAGTATGATATAATATGATTATGTTATAAATCGGAGGTAGAAATAATGGTTGAGAAGATTATGAAGGTTGCAAATGATTTGGGATATGGTTCTGTAAAAGCAAATGTTGATGGTGAAAATATTAAGTTTCCATCAGTTATAGCAGCAGAACGTCCACAGGATGTACAAGCTCCTATGGAATTCGACTCTAAGCAAGACCAAGATACATATATGAAGAACTTTCTTAATAATATGGATGTTAGTGTGTCAAGTAATGCAGTAAAAACCTCTGGAAGATTTTTGATTGGTAATGCAGCTATCGACAGTGGTCTATCTATGAGAGCATTTGATGTTAATGACTTTACTGGTAAATCAGAAACAGATTTAGCAATTATTCTTACTTTAAGTTTGATAGCTGGAAAGAAAGTAAAAGAAGCATATGAAGCTGGACAAGACTTAAAGGAGACTCTAAAGGTAAAAGTTAATATGGCGACTGCGTTACCTATTTCAGAAGGTAAGGTTAATAATGCAAAAGATCGTTACAAAGAACGTTACATGGGTAGTACGCATACAGTGACTTTCCATAACTTTAAGGACCCAATTAATGTAACTATCGAATTTAATAAGGTATATGTTGCATTAGAAGGTGAAACAGCCCAAATGCTTATTGCCTCTGATTATGATGGATTAACAGATAAAATTAAGGAAGACTTTGATAAGAACTATTCAGAAATGAAGGATGAAGTTGAAGCTGACGACCTTATTAATTCACGAAATGTACTTGGAATTGATATCGGAGAAGGGACTACTGATGTAGTAGCAATCATTAACGGTAAGGCTAATCCAGCAGCATCAGCTTCATTACCACAAGGATACGGAAATGTATTACAAGATGCAGTACGTGTTCTTCAAGACCAACAAATGAACTTTGAGGAACGTTCACAATTACAGAGCTTCTTATCTGAAAAGGTCAGTCCATTGCGTCGAGCTCGCCAAGATAAAGTACGTCAAGTTGTTTACGATCAATTAGAACCATTGGCTGATAAGATTATCGATACAGTTAGTCAAACAATGCGTATCGCTAAGGATACTGAACTTGTTTACGTATATGGTGGTGGTTCCATTCCAATGCTAGATGAGAGTAATCTTCGCGAAGTATTGAACGAAAAACTTAAGAGCTTCAGTGGTGGATATGATGTTCCAGTAATTTGGATTGATAAGGAATATGCACAATATTTAAATGAATTAGGATTACAAGTAATTGTTGAAGCCTTATAGAGAGTGTGATTTTTATGGCGAAAATGATTAGAAAAACTATCCTTATTCCCGAGGATTCAAAAGTTGCAGAATGGGCTAAAAATCAGTCACAATTTTCTCCGGCTGCTATTAGGGCATTAGAAATGGTAGTTAGGAAATATGGAACTGGTGATTTAATCCAAGCTATTTTGGACAGTGCGAATCTTGATGGGCAGATAATAGTAGCAAATCATCCATCAAGAACTGTTGAAGAAAAAGAGTCAGTAAAAGAGGAAACGAGGGCTAAAGAGCAGCCTAAAAAGAAATTAAAGACTAGGATTGGAAATAAAGGGAAAGACAGAGTATCTGAATCAAATGACGATTCTTTAAGCTCAAAATTAAAGAACAAGCCCAATTTAGATATGCTATCGTAAAATATAATCTTATATAAAAAGAATATATAATACTTAATATGATTATATATGACAAAAGCAGAGTAAAGTCACCTGTTAGTAATCGACTTATACACTCTGCTTTTGTCATTGATTCAATTTAATTTTATGACTTGTGTTATAATATGAGTGTGCTTATTAGGCACAATGATGAACATGATTAGCCAAAAATGGCTCATGGGAGACAGTCTATTTATGATTGTCCCCCTTTTTATATTTAAAATAAAAAGGCTCTACAATATCTGGTGTTGATATAGAAATATCACTTTCTATACCAATATCAGATTTTTGTTTTTAAACTCGTCGTTTGTAAAATTAAGTTAGAAAAAATAAAAAGCCATTTGTGATAGACTTTTGAATATCCTTAATCAAAAGAAAGGCAATCACAAATGACCTATAAACATCTTACCACACGTGAATTAACTCTCATAGCTGATTTTTGGTATCAAGGTACTAAAGCTTATCGGGCTGCTAAATTACTTCAGCGTAGTCAAGAAACCATCTATCGTGTTTATCGTTTCCTCAACGACGGTAAAACCATCGACCAATATCTTCAGACTTATCAGCGACATAAGCGTCGTTGTGGTCGGAAGCAGACCCAACTGCCAACTATCGAAGTTAACTATATCCATGCGCAAATCAAGGCAGGTTGGACTCCTGATACTATTATTGGTCGTCATGAACACCCAATTAGCTGCAGTATGCGCACCCTTTATCGCATGTTTGCCCGCAATCAGTATGGCTTTTCCGTTAAACAGCTACCGATGAAAGGAAAACGCCATCCCAATGGCTATGTGGAACATCGTGGTAAAGCTGGCCAATTAGGACGCAGTATCTATCTATCAACGATATCGTGATTTTCCGCATTA